TGGAGACAATGGATTGTTCAAAAAGAACAATATCTTATAAAACATATCGATACTCATTTAGATGAACCTGAAATACAAACATTACCTGAACGAAAAACTAATAGTTATCAACGATCGTTGTTCTATGCTCATGGAATGATTAGGTATCCAACTGATTTCAATATTCATACATATGCTACTGGTAAAATTAATCCTTGGGATGGGAATAAATCAGCTAAGTGGAAGATAATAATTAGAGACCCAACTTATTTATCATATCTAAAAAAATATAAAATTAAAACGAATTCATCATTATCTCAATGTATTGTCGAATTTCAAAATGATATGACAAATGAACAGTTGGCTACTATTTTATCATCGTTTCCTTTGCAAACATTCGAGCAGAAATACAACTATACAATCGAGAATCCAATAGATTTATTATTTCCAACAAAATCAGTAATTCCTATTGATAATACTAAGAAATATTACTGTTTTGTGGATACTGGAACAACTCGATCTGATACAGTTGTACTTCCTGAATTATTAATTATGAAAGATATAGCTTATGTGATTTCAGATCAAGATGGAACTATTGTGGCTCAAAATACATGCTCTATTAATATGAGTCAGCAGGTATCTATTAATTTATTTTTTATTCAATGGCTACATTTACTTTATCAGTACCGAGCTGAAATTGTAGCATATAATGGAGCATTCGATGCAGTGATGCTGAGTCGATACAATTATAACCCTATATCATCGCAATTATTAAAATTATGGAATCACGATTGTATGTATATCACTCAATTATATCTTAATCTAGCAAAACCTTGTTCATTAGAAAATGCATATAAAAAATGTTTCGAAAAGGATCCCCCGCTCAAATTACATATATCCATCAATGATGCTATTACTACAAAAGATGTTTTTTGTTTTTTAATTAAAAATTGAATTATTATTAATATATAATTAATAATACACACACTGAGAATGGACAAATATTTCTCATTAATAGATGACGACGATGACTACACACTAATATCTCATTGTGATGATAAGGATGATGGGTATGCACTTGTATCAATGATTAAATCAAATATAGTTAATCATGGTGAATGTATCGAGAATCCACATAAAATAAACATGTTAAAATGTATTCTAGATACGATTCGTTCTAATATAAAACCAAAATCAACTCAGTATTATGATGTTACTACAAAAATTGAAGATATAATAAATGGAAAAAATGATACATGTATTCTAACATCTGGCATTGTAGATATTAAGTTATATACGTTCGTTAAATATGTCAATATCATTATTGAAAATGAAAAACAATATTATGATCAGGCACTAGCATATGCATCCGAATATGGTAATATGATTGTTGTTGAATATCTCATATCTCATGGCGCCAATATTCACGCTCATAAAGATATAGCACTTCGCAATGCATCTGAGAATGGTCATTTAGTTGTTGTTGAATATCTTATAGCACATGGAGCAGATATTCATGCCAACAATGATGGTGCACTTTGTAGTGCATCCAAACGTGGTCATTTAGCAATTGTCGAATATCTAATGAAGCATGGAGCAGATGTTAATGTTTATGATGGATTTTGCATCCGTTGGTCATCTATCAACGGTCATTTACCAGTTGTTGAATATCTTATCAAGCATAATGCAAATATCCATGTTAAGAATGAGGAAGCACTACGAAATGCATCTGCTAATGGCCATATAGCTATTGTCGAATGTCTTATAAGGCATGGGGCAGATGTTCATGCTCAGAACGATTATGCAGTTTATTGGGCATCTCGCAATGGTCATTCAGAACTAGTTAAACTTCTAATAAAACACGGCGCAGATTTTCATGCTATATAATAAAATTGAATTATTATTATATAATTTATATAATAATAATCTAGAATGGATAAATGCTTTGCATGTCCTAATAATGCAGAATATATGTTACCTTGTTATCATAAGATATGCGGCATCTGTCTAAATGATATAATAACCGATGGTATATGTCTCTGTTATCCCACAGATGATTGTGATAAACAATGTCTCACTAAATTTAAACAAGATGATGTGATGTTAATATCAAATAATAATGATACCATATGTGTTGATGTATGTCCAGAACATAATGAAGAATACACTAAAATATGTAGTTGCGATAATTTTTATTGTGATAAATGTGATAATTTTAATAATGTACATACATATGATCGATCAGGAATATATACCATAATGGATTGGAAGAAACAAACATTACAAATAATGGAAAATTATAAATTCAAATTGAACAATAAAGTCAAAGGATTAAATTGTATTATTGAAATCATCCATCCAAATAAAGAGTTACATCCTATTACTAAACAGCTTTACGACATAGTGGATACAATTTTAATAAAAATTAGTCACATAGAGAATTTTAATCAACTTATAGATAATCTATCTATTTCTAATATAAGAAAAAGAAAAGAACAATTACTAATTAGTACTATTAGTATGCCAAAGAATATTATAAAGTCAATAAATAAAAATCTGGAAATATTTGAATATGTTAATATTATTCTAAAAAATGGAATCGATATTAACACTCATAATGATTATGTTTTGACAACAGCATCCAAAAATGGTAATTTACATGTTGTTGAATGTCTTATCAAATATGGAGCAAATGCTAATAATAATAAAGCATTTATAAATGCGTCGTATAGTGGTAATTTAGACATTGTTGAACTTTTAATTAAATATGGAGCCGATATTCATGCTCGGAATGAAGCACTCTGCTATGCAGCTATGAATGGTAAATTAAATATCATTGAATATCTTATATCTCATGGAGCTGGTCTGGCTACGCCAAGACCCGACAAAGTCGGTGATATCCATGCTAATAACGGGCAAGCACTTCATTCAGCATCCATGTATGGTCATTTAGATATTGTAGAATATCTTATATCTCATGGCGTAGATATTCATGCTAACAACGAATCTGCACTCATGACAGCATCAAAATATTATCATTTAGATATTGTTAAATATCTTATATCACACGGCGCTGATGTAAGTGTATTAAATAAAAATTGAATTATTATTATATAATTTATATAATAATATCTCACAAGATGGATAAATGCTTTGCATGTCCCAATAATGCCGAATATATGTTACCTTGTTATCATAAGATATGCGGCATCTGTCTAAATGATATCATAACCGATGGTATATGTCTCTGTTATCCCACAGATGAATGTGATAAACAATGTCTCACAAAATTCAAACAAGATGATGTGATATTAATATCAAATAATAATGATGATACATTGTCTGAGGAAAATATATGTATTATTCATGATGAGGAGTATACAAAAATATGCGAAGCTTGCATATGTATGTTCTGTGATAAATGTAATAATTCATGCGGTGTTGTAGATATAAAAGATTATAGACCTAAGACCTTAATAAATATGGAAAATTTTAAATCTAAATTAAATATTAAAATTAACGGATTAAAATGTATCATCGAGATTATTCGTCCATATAATGAATTTCAATCTATATCTAAACAGTTTGAAGATATTATCGATACAATTTTAGTAGATATTAGCCATGTTGACACTTTTAACCAACTCATCAACGATGATAACTTGTCAATCTCTAATATAATAAAAAGGAAAAATTACATACTAACTAATATTACTGTTATTCCAAAGGAAATTCCTTTTTATAAAGATGAAAATCTTTTTATTATAATGGAATATGTAAAGATGATTCTGGAACGTGAAGCAGATATTAATGCGAAAAGTAATGGTTATATCCTTGGTACAGCATCTGATAATGACCGTTTAGATATCGTCGAATGCCTTCTAAAATATGGGGCAGATGTTCATGCCAATACTGATTATGCGCTTGTGAGAGCATCTTATAAATGTCATTTAGATGTTGTCGAATGCCTTCTAAAATATGGGGCAGATGTTCATGCTAATAATGATGAAGCGCTTTGTTGGGCATCTTATAATGGTCACTTAGCAGTAGTTAAATACCTTATCGAACATGGAGCCGATATTCATAGTAAGGATGATTATGCATTTCGATTGGCGTGTCAGAATGACCATTTAGATGTTGTTAAATATCTTGTTGATCGTGGAGCTGATATTCATGCCGGTAATGATTATGCACTTCGTTGGGCGTCTAATAACGGTAATTTAGATATCGTTAAATGCCTCATATCTCATGGCGCCAATATACATGCTAAGAATGACAAGGCACTTAGAAATGCATCTGTTCGAGGTAATGAAGATGTTATTAAATATCTTATATCACACGGCGCTGATGTAAGTGTATTAAATAAAAATTGAATTATTATTATATAATTTATATAATAATCTAGAATGGATAAATGCTTTGCATGTCCTAATAATGCCGAATACATCCTACCTTGTTATCATAAGATATGCGGCATCTGTCTAAATGATATCATAACCGATGGTATATGTCTCTGTTATCCCACAGATGAATGTGATAAACAATGTCTCACTAAATTTAAACAAGATGATGTGATGTTAATATCAAATAATAATGATACTATATGTGTTGATGTATGTCAAGAACATAATGAACCATATACCAAAGTAGGTATATCCAATAACATATATTGTGATAAATGTGATATTTTCTATAATACCCCATCTATTATGACAATACTTGATTGGAAAAAACAAATACTAATAGAAATGGAAACTTATAAATTAAAATTAAATAATAAAATTAATGGATTAAAATGTATTATTGAGATGATTTTAGACTACAAAGAATTAAAATCAGTTAGCAAAACATTTGAAGATATTATCGATACTATTTTAATTGATATCAGCCATGTAGATAACTTTATCCAACTTGTAAATCATTTATCAATTTCGTCCATAATAAAAAGGAAAAATCATTTATTATATAATACTAATATTATTCCACAAGATATCGGAAATTGTATAGTAAATGATGGTAACAGAGCAATAATTGAATATGTAAGGAGGATTCTACGGAATGATGCAGATATTAACTCGTGTATTGGTATACTCCACACGGCATCTCTCAATAATCGATTGAGTATTGTTAAATGTCTTATAAAATATGGTATAGATGTTAATAATGATTCAGCAATTATATCAGCATCTTTTGAAGGCAATCTAGATGTTGTTGAATGTCTCATTAAGAATGGAGCCGATAGTGCTACGCCCAATCTTGGCGTTGCAGCCAATATTCAGAACAAGTATGAAGCACTTCGGGAAGCATCTCGTAATGGTAATTTAAATGTTGTTAAACTTCTAGTAAAGAATGGCGCTATGAATGATGAAGCACTTCATTGTGCGTCTCGTAATGGTCACTCAGATATTGTTAATTACTTAACTAACTATAAATAAAAATTGAATGTTTATTAATTATAATAATAAAATTATAATTAGTATGGTAAAACTTAATGTTATACCAATATCATTAGATGAATGGAATTTTATAACACATATTTTGAATGATTATCCAAAAATGAGGAAACATGCAATGGCAGTTAAATTAGAGAATGATACTACTATCTATTTCACTCCAACAACCCAACAATTTGAATTAATAAAGGAATATAGAGCAATCGATAGATATCATCTATATGATTTCATATGACCATCCGCTTATTACTCTAAATCTTGCAGGGATTGTATTATAATCATAAAATGCTATATTCCTACTTATTAAATAAGATAATAAACTTTCACTAATGTTCCTAATAGATACATTATTGAAGTTAATATAATCTACATATATATTAAACCCGCCCCATGCATCATATTGCATATCAACCAAAAAATTATCATTATCAAACGATGCATATCCTACTCTATACTGTGAATTATTATTTAATAAAAAATTATCAAGATAAGGAGTATCTACTTGCAGCTTATATAACGTAATATTATTAACAGTATAATCTACACTAATTATAGAATTTTCATAAGTATTATTAAAATTAAACGATCTACCTTCAAACGAGAACGTTCCACTCCCAATCATATACTGTTTATCTCCAGTTTTAATTACAACAGAACCTTCACTAAATATTGTAAGAGTTCTCTCGGGAATATTCAATACACGCCATCCAGTCTCTATACGCTCCGCTTGTCTTCCATACGAATCCACAGTTATATTTAACGCTGAACTACTATTACCAATAGTAACAAATCCTAACGCATCATTACTTACATTATCAATCATAGCATTGACTGTATATCCCACCGGAGGATCCCACATAGGTGTAGATGCAGCTTCAACAACAACTGTTAAATCTATATAATAATCATTACTACTTGTATTATAAACAAACTCTTGACTATCAGCTGCTTTATATATAAATCGATTAGTAGTCGTTGTCGTCATGATAATGTATTTTTATATACAGGGATTGTAATATCTGTAGAAGTTTCTTCTCTTATTTTTACAGGATTTTTACTATAAGAAGGAGATGCTATAACTTTCGTTGTACCTGCTATATATATCTTTTTATTCTTGAATACAAATTTAACAGATTCCCTAACATCTGTCGTTCCTCTCAATATATTATCATTATCAACATATAAATATGTAGGAATAAGTTGAAGTGTAGGTTGATTACACGCATACCCATAATCAAATCCTACCGAATTAGGAAACATCTTATAATTTTTAAAATTTACATTACCGGTTTCAATATCTGACGATTCCCAATAAAATACAGAACCATCGTAATGTATCGAATAACTCAATAAATAAGGATCATACGTAGAAAAATAAACAATATTATAAGTCGATGAAGTTGGAGGAACATTCAAACAAAATGAATCAGTATAATACGTCTCACACGTCTGTCTATAATATGGAGGATTAGGATTAACTGTATAAAATATAGGCGTATTCTCTTCCAATACAATATTTATAAACGTTTTATAAAATTGACCTAAATTAATAGTTTGAGAATACTTATCCAAATATACATCATTAGGACCATAGAAATATATCTGAGCACCATTCAAATTACACAATGATGATATTTCATCTACACAAAAATCATAATTACTACTTTTATTCGCAATCGATACCTGCCTCACCGATCGCGGAGGATCGAATAACATTTGATAAGATGGATTAGTTTGAACATTTGTCGATGAATATGTATTATTTTTCAATACTCCATTAACTGCAACATATGCACTATATAGTGTGGATGTTTGACTTAATATAGCTTCATTAGCTATATTTTTATCATCTGTATCAATCACCCAAATTTGCCCAATTTGCAACTGTTTATCAACACCTTCTAATATTATCCTAATTCGTTCAATTTGAACCATCCTTTTTATAAAAAAATTGAATATTTATTTATTAATTAAATTAATTAATTAATATTTATACCGACTTTATTGGGGTCTTGATACCAGAATGCCCAAATGTTTTGCATGCTCTAATGATGCAGAATATATTCTGCCTTGCTATCATAAAATATGTAATATATGCTTGAATGATATAGTAGATGATGGAATATGTCTTTGTTATCCTAATGATGATTGTGATAAACAGTGTCTCACATCATTCACTAAAGAGGATGTGCTACCATTAGTAGCTCCTGATGATAATAATACACTGCATATTGAAAAATGTAGTAAACATAATAAAGAATATACATATGTATGTGAATGTGGTATTATGCATTGTAATAAATGTAGACCATGTCATAAATTATATACTATTAAAAAATGGAAAAAACATACATTATCACAAATGGAAAATATTAGATCTGAATTAAACAATAAAATTATTGGATTAAATTGTATTATCGAGATGATCACAACTTATAATAATAATAATAATGATAAATTATCTATTATCAAACAAATCGAAGATATTATTGATACATATTTAGTCGATGTTAGCCATATTAACAATTTTATCTCTGTTATACATGATGATCAAATTTATCATAATGCAAAAAGAAAAAAACAACTACTGGATAATATTGTACTCATTCAAGACTTTAATATTATAAAGTCCTTGAATACCGATCGTAAAATTATTGATTTTATAGATCGTATAATGGTATATGAAACAAAAAATAATATTGCGAATTACACACTTTGCTTTGCATCTCGCTATGGTTATTTAGCCGTTGTGAAATATCTCGTTAAATCTGTGGCAAATATTCATTATAATAATAATCAAGCACTTTGTTTGGCATCTGAATATGGACAATCAGATATTGTTGAATGTCTTATATCACATGGGGCAAATGTTCATGATAACGTGGACCAACCGCTTCGTATAGCATCTAAAAATGGACATTTACGCATTGTAGAATGTCTTATTAAATGTGGAGCTAATATTCATGTATATAATGATATAGCGTTGAGAGATGCATCAAGTAATAACCATTTAGCTGTTGTTGAATGTCTTATAAAACATGGAGCTGATATTAATACGATCAATACTCAAGCACTTAGAAATGCATCTTACAATGGCGATTTAGCTATTGTTGAATGTCTTATAAAACATGGAGCTGATATTCATGCTGATAACGATTCATCCCTTGAATGGGCATGTAGAAAGGGAAATCTATCTATTATAAAATGTCTCATTAACAATTCGTCAACTATTAACGATAATGCAATTACATGGGCATCTGCGCATCCAAATATTGTTCATATATTGAGAAATCATTCGGTTGGTAAAGTTATTTGATTATAATTGAATATTTATTTATTTATTTAGTTGTTATTTATAATATATAATAATGAATGAACCAGACACACGTCAAAGAGTTACACAAATACTTATAAATTCATTCTTTAGTTCAGGAAACAGAACAAATAATAATGTAATTGTACAAGAACTAGTCAATGCAAATCCACATTTTACAGAATCCGATATTGAAATAATTAATATGATTGCGAATACAGTAATTCCAAATAGTGTACTAATCCCTAATGGAAATAAAAAATCTTAATAATACAATAACTGAATTTTTAATTAAATAATATTAACTAATTAATATTATTAACGCTACAATGGATACAACAGATATAATGAACGTTTTTATTAACTATGTCAATAAAGAAGAACACTTAATTAAAGCATCTAAAGAAGGTCGTAAAGATATTGTAGAATTCCTCATTAATATTGGAGCCGTTAGGGCTACGCCATAACTTGGCGTTGCAGCCGATATTCATTTCAAGAATGATGACGCACTTAAATGGGCATCTCACTATGGTCATTTAGATGTTGTTGAATGTCTTATCAATAATGGAACCAATGTGAATTCTGCTGATGATTATGCACTTCGAATTGCATCTCTCAATGGACATTTAGATGTTGTTAAATGTCTTATATCGCACGGGTCCAATATTCATACGAATAATGATGAAGCGCTTAGATGGGCATCTAAAAATGGCCATTTAGCTGTTGTTGAATATTTTATTATGAATGGAGCTGATATTCATGCCGCTGATGATTATGCACTTGTAGAAGCATCCGAAAATGGTCATACAGCTATTGTCAAATATTTAGAAGATTATATTGAAAATAAAAAGAAACGATCGAAAGAGATTGAAGAACTTCAAGCGATGCTTCTTGTTGTTCAAACTAAGCTAAATGAATTAATTCAACAATAATTGAATTTTTAATTAAATAATATTAACATATTAATATTATTAACCCACTACAATGGATACAACTCCAGATATCATAAACGTCATTTTGAGCAATATCAATAAAGATGAATTGTTAATTAAACTATCAAAGGAAGATAACTTAGCTGTTGTAGAATTCCTAATATCACATGGAGCAGATGTTCATGCCGATAATGACATAGCACTCTGTAATGCAGCCATAAATGGTAATTTAAGTGTTGTCGAATATCTTATTACGAATGGAGCCGATATTCATGCACAAAATTACCAAGCATTCCGCTGGGCATCTATGAATGGTCATTTAGCAGTTGTTGAATTACTAATTAATCATGGTGCCGATATTCACTCTATAAATGATGCGGCAATTCAATGGACATGCCTTAATGGGCATTTAGCAGTTGTTGAATTACTAATTAAGCATGGTGCCAATATTCATACTAATAACGAAAGACCTCTTGAAAATGCAAAATCAAATGGTCATACAGCTATTGTCAAATATTTAGAAGATTATATTGAAAATAAAAAGAAACGATCGAAAGAAATCGAAGAACTTCAAGCGATGCTTCTTGTTGTTCAAACTAAGCTAAATGAATTAACTCAACAATAATTGAATTTTTAATTAAATAATATTAACATATTAATATTATTAACCAACCACAATGGATACAACAAATATCATAAAAGTTATTTTGGACAATGTTGATAAGGAGGAACTCTTCTTTAAAATGTCTAAGAAAGGAAATAAAGATGTTGTTGAATTCCTAATATCACATGGAGCCAATATTCATTCTCACGATGATATGGTATTTCGCTTGGCAGTTAGTTATGGTCATCTAGAAGTTGTTGAATTACTAATTAAGAATGGAGCAAATATTCATTCTTACGATGATCAAGCACTTCGCGGTGCATCTCGTGATGGCCATTTAGATATTGTTGAATTATTAATTAAGCATGGTGCACATATTAATACCTATAACGATTCTGCATTATTTTCTGCAGCTATGAACGGTCATTTAACTATTGTTGAATTACTAATTAAACATGGAGCAAATATCCATACTAGTAAGGATTTAGCACTTCGTATTGCATCTGAGAATGGTCATTTAACAGTTGTTGAATTACTAATTAAACATGGAGCCGATATTCACGCCAGTAATGATGACGCACTTGTAACTGCAAAGAAAAATGGACATACTCATGTTGTCAGATATTTAGAAGATTATATTGAAAATAAAAAGAAACAATCGAAAGAAATTGAAGAACTTCAAGCGATGATTCTCGTTGTTCAAAATAAGCTTAATGAATTAATGAAAGAAGATACCACTCCAGTGCTTACACAAGAAGCCACTCCAGTGCTTACACAAGAAGTCACTCCAGTGCTTACACAAGAAGTCACTCCAGTGCTTACACAAGAAGCCACTCCAGTGCTTACACAAGATACCACACCAATTATTGAAGCCACTCCAGTGCTTACACAAGAAGCTCTAAATTCATTCATGAATTCTGGAAATAGGGTGAATACTAATTCAAACATTCCAGATACTAATAATGATGAAGAAATTCCTGATCTTATATCTTCCAATGATGAAGATGATTATGAAATTCCTGATCTTATCGACGATAATTTCGAATTTGTAGATATTGAAACAGAATAAAAAATCTTAATATAAATAAATAAAACTATTATTTATTTAATTCATTTATTGTAATATTAACCTATTACTAAAGACGACCACGGCCGGATATGATATTTTATTCAACCCCAAAAAATAATTATAAAAATCATAATTTTGGGGTGTACCATTTCCGTACTGTACATAGGTATTAAAGCACAAATTTTTAAGAGTTAAACTCACATTATCCCAATAAAATTTGGTTATATCATAATTAGGAGCAGTTAATGACGCTACTAATAATGTATTTCGAGTTGGAGTCTTACTATTCGGGAACACATACAATATATCACCCGTATCATTATTAACAATTCTCAAATTATTCTCATTATCAATAAACATATTCGACGATTCGTTAATATCTAACGTATTATGTAATACAAATTCATATTTATTCTCATTTTCTGAAGATACAGAAGGTAATAATTTAATATAATTATCAACAATAGGAAAACTAATAGGATTTGATGAATTACATTCAAATACTTCTTTTTGTAGGATATTCGGTTGATACATAAACACATTCAAATAAGATATATCATTACTTGCTATATCTGTATTACTACATGTATATACTGGTGGAGGAGGAGCTTCAGATACAGTAGCATAGAATGTAACAGGGATATTCTCTGAATTACTATTATTAACCCAGAAACTATATACATTTTCATCACCTACAGGAAATGCTCTCGACGAAAATACAGTATCTATACTATCAATAATCATTTCATTATTTAACGAAAATACAATACTCGATGAAGTTGATGAGGGATACAATAATTGTCCATAAATTCCATTTGTATCTAATCCTATTTTATTATCATTATAATATAAGTAAGTTCCATCCCAATAGAATTTGTTAGATATAAATGTAGGTAATACAACATCATAAAATAAATAATAATTATCAGGTTCATCCAATGAACTTGTTGCAAATACAGTATAATAATTATCACCTACTTTTGCATACATAGTAAATAGTTGATTAAGTGGAACAGATTGATACTCTTCAGGTGGAGGTTGTGGTTCAATCAATGGGAATGATACAACATAATTAAATTGTTTATTATTTATAACCATACTTTCTTTATCTTCCAATACAGATGATGAAGTACCTAAATAAAACCGGAATTCCTCACTAGATGTAGCAGATGAATAAAACATAGTTATCCCTTGAGTTTCATTAGTAATATTAGCATATGCATCTTGTAATGTTGAATAATAATTACTTTGTAAATTTGTATAAGCACTTTTAACTAAGAAAGACGACAATTCACCGAACTGTTTAAATACAAAATAAACTGTATAAATTTCATTAGGATACCTTACTGTAAGAGAATTATCTGATGATAACAATACATCATTAATAGTCAAATTACGTATATCTAATTCAATACCTTGAGGACTATTATACGAATCAATAACGAAACATGCCATTGTTATAGGTACATTAAACTCTATTAGTTTATCAACTCCTGATCCTTCATTAGTTATCAATCGTTCAATAGTTCCATCACTATGTTGATAATAATAATATGTAGTGAATATACCAACATTCTGAGTCCATGAAATACTTGTAGTATCTACAAAATAATCATAGTCAGTTACAACTATCTGTTTTACACCAAAATACGCATCTTGATCACCATTAATAGTAGTGAAACATCTCGTTATACCACTCAAATACCTACTTTTTACAATAATATCCCCTATTATCATTTGACCTTCACTATTAAATATAATATTTTGTGGAGTACCATCTTGAATACACACTATATTCGTACCTCCTTGAATTCCTATTTTTTTTCCATCATACGTAAGAATATTAGAATCATCATAATAAAATTTATTATTATCATAATACGGTGTATTTACATCATACTGTAAATAATAATTATTCAAATTAGATGTACAATACACAGTACTATATAAATCACTATCCGTCGCTTTTATCGCCAACGTAAATAATGTATTTCTCGGAAATATCGGTAGAAATGAAATAGCTCTCGTTGTGTTCTTGATATTATTGGTCTTTTTGGTGATACTCTTTGTGTTAATGTTATTATCATTATTATCAGGATTATCACTATATACACTTATAATAACAATAACAACAATAATAATTAACACTAAGAGTATTACGCTTATTCCAATAACCCATCCGTTATTCATTTTATTTGAGAATTATTAATTATTTTTAATTAATAATTAAAAATGGAGGATGTATACACAGTATCTTATAAGAATATTCCGTCGATTTATGGATATACAACATGTCCAGAATTTAGCTCGGGAGAATCTTTAGCTATCAATCAAAAAGGAATTCTCAGGAATTCTTTTAGCGTCATTGATTACGATTACTATGAATGTTCATATACTAAAGAAACACTCCAAAACATGTCAGCGGATGATATAGTTAATTATAAAAATACTTTTTTATTTAATAGGAGTAACAATTACGAACAAGCACTCAATATATTGAACACTGTTGTATACCCAACATACTGCTTACAATCCTTAAGCAGTTCAGAATGTCCGCCTAATCCAAACGAGTATATAAAAGGCAACACAGGCCCTATGAACTCGTGCTCATCATTCCTAAATACTATAAATCCAGAATGCCAAGTATGGTCTGCAGAAAACCCATCGGAGTCGTATGAAGTAAAAAAAAAATACTGTGATATTAATAAATATATCGATCCAATCACAAATGTATACACTGGACCACAAGAGTGCGACTGTATCAATAAGAGCTACATCCCATTGTATAAAGCCGTAAAATGTCCTGTTGGTGGAGACTGCCAAACTTCATTGGATGGCAATATAACATGCCCGTCAGGTGGCGACTGTGTATCAGATGACCAAACACACTGCTGGTTTATCCCGTGCGCCAACCCTTCGTTCTATCTATCTGATCCTTTCCAAGTAAATGGAGAATGTGAAGATAAGTGCGGAATTTATGTTACAAATGCTAATGACAATGTAACTATTATACCGCCTGAAAACATCTATATAAAATGTAATGACACTGAAAATAATAAAGCAGTATATAGAGCTCTCCAATTAGATAAAGCTAATAATACTAATGACGATACTACAACATATATAATCATCGCTATAATCATATTTGTTGTTTTATTTGTTATTATAGTTATTATATTAGTAGTAAGAAATAACAAGAATAAAAAAGAGTTAAATGTCAATTGAATAATTTAATATTTTACATTATTAATTTAATGTAAAAAATGGACGTATTCACTAATAAATATCACGAATTAATTAAACAATGGAAACAAAAAGATGATATCGCACCTAAACATAAAATTTATGAAATATTATGGGTTCTTACTATCGAAAAAATTCCAATACTAATAAATGTTATTATGAATACCGCCAAAATAGCAATAACTATTATAGCTCCTATAGAAGTAGATGACATTGTATTAACATTTGTTACTAAACTTTTTATTAGTGATACAGAAGATTCTATTGATTTTGATTTAAGCGAAGGGTTGTCTGGGTTCAATGTAGCACTATCAACAGAACGACTACAGTCTATACTGATATTTGCATTAGATAGGTCGATAATTACAGAAGAATCATTATAATTATAAGTGTTGAGAATAATCCCGCACACATCAGGGCAGCTATCAACCTTCTGTTCATATTTTGGCACTAAGTACTGCGAGGAGTTCGAACAAGGGGAATACCAACAGAAGTCTGGAGCCATTATATCTTGTTTTAAAATGTAATAATTAGGATCGTAAAGCTTATTAATGCAGAGACACTCATTCGCTGTGAGACGTTGCGCACAATATGCTTGTTTTACTTGATCTGCGAGATCTTCATTAGATGCACTCCAAACTCTGCAGAATGTTCCTCCAGTGCTAGTAGATATGAAGTTACTACATGATGATAGAACTGATCCGTCAGTCTTGAACGGATCAACTGGGCACTCATTTGACTCGAACGAGCAAAAGTAAGGCATGATATATTCGTTGTAAACATTGAAATTGTAGTTGTTAGTTGAAGCGTTTTTATCTGTTAAGAAAGATTGGTAGAATGTTTGGACGTTGTTGACGTCTGCAAAAGATGATAAGGGGTATGAGCATGTTACAGGATACTGTTTTAATTCGTTGAGTCTTGGAGTTAACCAATTGTCTATATATGGTGGGATATCTATATTATCTCCTCTAATTGGAGGAAGATATTGCCCTATTGGTTTATATGAAGGAAATGGATTTCCGTTGAGTGTATTGATAATTGGACAAATTTCATTATTAAAATCTGCACATATAGTATTACTGTAAAGTCTGTCGCTATAATTAGCGGTGAATGCTTCAAGATTTCCGTGTTCGTAGATGAATGGTTTATCTTTGCATGGCATTATCCTGATATCGTTATCGTATTGATTTTGGATGACTTTATTTGGAAATTCGGTATTTAAGATAAGAGCTGATATATTCATAATATTTTATATAAATTATATAAAATATGGAAACGTTTTCGTTAAATATAGATGCTGGTGATTTTTTACTTCCATATGATTATTCGTGTATAGGTGAATGTCCTACTACTATAGATCCGGTATGTCAGGAACCTTCTGTAGGTTGTGATCCATCTCGTATTTCTAGATTGATTAATGGATTTGATTATAGTGTATTTTTTGCACTTCCTAATGAAGATTTGAGGAAAGTATTTCTAGCAAAAGATTCTACATATACAGTACAGGGATTTTCGAATGTTGGATATTGGTTTCAATGGAATGCATATAATGTCGTTAATTCTACTGGGATGTGTGGGGGAGCTACTATGGGTCGAGATGGTGTATATGATTATGTTAATAATCGAGAATTGTCAGATGCTGTTTCAGGAACGGGAATATTTACATGTACTTATGATTTAGATAAAATAACTAATTCAGTAGATACGCATTTATATTTGACTGAATTTAGTGCATTTCAAGCTGATTGTACGAATAATCCTTATAGTTGTGTTGAAGCTTCGTATCTTTATAATAATTTATTATTACCTACAGTATGTGGAAAAAAGTATGTAGTTCCTAATGATCAAGTTGAAGCTGTTAATTATTTAGAAAGTGTTAAGAATTTCTCGTTTGCGTTTGATTATCCTGTTAGTATATCTAATCTTGTATTCGATCATCCGATTATATATGATAGTAAATTAGAAAATATAACTGAAAATTATTCTATTGCTGAGGATACGTCTGGTGAATATACGCAGATAACAGGAACGTATAAATTAATTGAACCTTATCCATCTTTGAGTACTATTTATTTAGCATTTGTTGGTGATACTGATGATATTTCTAATTGGTCGAATGTTATAGTTGGTTCGTTATTAATTAACGATGCACCTGTTCCAATAACAATTGATGTTATTTTTCCTACATTGAAAGGATGTACATTTTATATATCTAATACTAATACTCCCAATCCTGTATATGAATGTATTAATGGAGAGAAGGAATGTTCTCGATTTTTATCGACTGAACCTGAAGCCTTGATATGTCAATTATGGTCGGAAAATGCTTATTTGAATGGTGATGTGACAACTCAATCTATAATAGATAGTGTGAAAGAGGGGTATTGTTTCAAAAATCCAACAGCGAAAGAATGTGAATGTTTAACTAGATCGTCAGATGAGAATTATCAAGCTGTTAAAGTGAATAGTCCTGATTATTGTTGGTATGCCCCATGTCAAAATAGTCTTAATTTAACTACATTTAGAGATGAAGCTAGAGTATCTACAGAAACTTGCGCTGAAACATGTGCTAAAATATATAACTTATATGTAGATGGAGAAATTGAGTTTAAATTTGAGGAAGGCTATGAAAATACGATATCTTGTAATTTTTCGGATACGCCTCTTCCTCCTAATCCGTCTCCCACTGGTCCATCAGAAACTGTTAGCGATATTATTAATACATATACAGTTGAAGATAAATATACGTATGGAGTTAGTATAATTGTTATATTTCTATTGATGATTGTATTTATTATATTTTGTTTCTAATAATGATAATTGATTATTTAATTAAATAAATATAGATATTTAACTATATAATAGCCATGAATATTCTGACTAGTCTTTCGAAATATATTAATCTTCGCGAGAATAATGATGAACTTTTTATTAAAATTGCGAAAGATGATAATGTGGAACTAATTGAAGCTTTTATCAAATTAGGAGTTGATGTTCATTCCGCTGATGATTATGCACTTCGTCGTGCATCTGAAAAAGGTAATTTAGATGTTGTTGAATGTCTTATATCACACGGTGCCGATGTTCATGCTAAGAATGATTATGCACTTCGCTGGGCATCTGAGAATGGTCATTTAGCCGTTGTAGAATGTCTTATATCACACGGTGCCGATGTTCATGCTAAGAATGATTATGCACTTCGCTGGGCAGCTCGGAGCGGTCATTTAACTGTTGTTGAATATCTTATTAAGAATGGAGACAATAATCATGTGGATAATGATTATGCCCTTCGCTGGGCATCTCGTAATGGTCATTTATCTGTTGTCGAATGTCTTATATCACACGGTGCAGATGTTCATGCTATGAATGATTATGCATTTCGCTGGGCATCTGCCAATGGTCATTTGGCGGTTGTTAAATATCTTATTGAACATGGGGCTGACATTCATGCTATGAATGATGAAGCATCTCGTCATGCATCTCGTAATGGTAATAAGGATGTAGTTGAATGTATTAATAATCATATTAACAATGAGAAAAAAGAACTCAAATCAAAGAAAATTGAAGAACTTCAAAAACAACTTATTGATATTCAAAATCAAATCAATGATTTGATGAAAATGTAATAAACCATTTAATAATAATTAAAAATAATTATTATGTATAATTGAATATTTAATTAAATAAATGTAATTATTTAACTACATCAATCAATAATGGCTTCCAACAACGATCTTGTTAATACTCTGACTATTCTTTCGAAATATATCAATCTTCGTGAGAATGATGACGAACTTTTTATTAAATTAGCGAAAGATGGTCATGCGGAATTAGTGGAAGCTTTCATCAAATTAGGAGCTGATGTTCATACTAATGGAGAATATGCACTTTGCAATGCATCTTGTAATGGTCATTTAGCTGTTGTTAAATGTCTCCTATCATATGGAGCAGATATTCATGCTGATAGGGATTATGCGCTTCGTTATGCATCTGAGAATGGTCATTTGGATATTGTTGAATATCTTATTAAGAATGGGGCAAATATTAACGCAGTTGATGACTATGCATTTCGCTGGGCATCTGAGAATGGCCATTTTGATGTAGTTAAATGTCTTGTATCACATGGTTATGTAGATGTACATGCTCGTAATGATTATGCATTTCGTTGGGCATCTGCCAATGGTCATTTTGCGGTTATTGAATATCTTCTATCACATGAGGCAGATGTTCATGCTCAGAACGATTACGCACTTCGATATGCATCTTATCACGGTCGTTTAGATGTTGTTAAATATCTTATTGAACATGGGGCAGGTGTTCATGCTATGAATGATGAAGCATCTCGTCATGCATCTCAAAACGGTCATAAAGATGTTGTTGAATATCTTAATAATCATATTAACAATGAGAAAAAAGAACTCAAATCAAAGAAAATTGAAGAACTTCAAAAACAACTTATTGATATTCAAAATCAAATCAATGATTTGATGAAAATGTAATAATCCCATTCAATAATAATTATTTTTTAATTATTATGTATAATTGAATATTTAATTAAATGTAATTATTTAACTATATCAATCAATAATGGCTTCCAACAACTATCTTTCTAATAATTTAACAATTCTTTCGAAATATACTAATATTCAGTATAATGATAATGAGCTTTTTATTAAATTAGCTAAAGATGGTCATGGGGAATTAGTAGAAGCTTTTATTAAGTTAGGAGCTGATGTTCATACTAATGGAGAATATGCACTTCGCAATGCATCTTGTAATGGGCATTTAGATATTGTTGAATGTCTACTATCATATGGTGCAGATATTCATGTACATAATGATCATGCACTTCGTTATGCATCTGAGAATGGTCATTTAAAAGTTGTTGAATGTCTTATTAAAAATGGAGCCGATATTCATGCTGGTAACGATGGAGCACTTCGGTGGGCATCTCATAATGGCCATTTAGATGTTGTTAAATGTCTTATTAAGAATGGAGCAGATGTCCATGCTGATAATGAATATGCGCTCCGTTATGCAACTGAGAATGGTCATTTAGATGTTGTTAAACTACTTATCAATCATGGAGCAGATATTCATGCAAATGAAGACGAATCGCTCGATTGCGCATCTGAGAATGGTCATTTAGCTGTTGTTGAGTGTCTAATTAAATATGGCGCTCGTATTCATGAACGTGAAGATTATGCACTTCGGTGGGCATCTCATAATGGCCATTTAGATGTTGTTAAATATCTTATTGAGAACGGAGCAGATGTTCATGCTAAGGACGATTGTGCACTTTGTTGGGCATCTTACAATGGTCATTTAGAAGTTGTTAAATATCTTATTGAACATGGAGCTGATATTCATGTTCATAATGATTATGCACTTCATAATGGTCATAAAGATGTTGTTGAATATCTTAATAATCATATTAACAATGAGAAAAAAGAACTCAAATCAAAGAAAATTGAAGAACTTCAAAAACAACTTATTGATATTCAAAATCAAATCATTGATTTGATGAAAATGTAATAATGATGATATTTATTAATTATAATAAATAATCTATAGTAATTCATATGCAGGTATTATATATACTTATTAATGATATGCCAATTTCTAATCTAATAAAAAGAAAGAATATAATATTAAATAATGAATTTGTTATTCCTGATATTATAGATCAATTATTGAAAGCTTCAGGTAATTATTTAATCACGTATATTGACGTTCTTCTTGGTGATGCCGATATTAATGCTAATAATAATTATGCGTTTCGTTGCGCATCTATGAATGCTCATTTAGATGTTGTTGAATGTCTCGCTAAATATGGTGCAGCCGAAGTGCTGGCGCCATCTTGGCGATGCCGATATCCACGCCAATAACGATCAAGCACTTTATTGGGCGTCATATAATGGTCATTTAGCAGTTGTTAAATATCTAATTGAACACGGGGCTAATGCTAACACAAATAATTGTGAAGCATTTAGATGTTGTTTAATATTATCTACAGTGAATTAAAATTGAATTTAATATTATTTATTAATTGTAATAAATAATCTGCAAGATTGTCTGCTCTATAGTAGAATATAATAGAATGGTTAATGAAATATGCGATGACTCAATACCTGATAAGGATATTTGGAAGACACAAACATTAATAGATATGCAAAAATTTGAAGATGAATTAAATAATAAAATTAAAGGATTAAATTGTATACTTGAGATTGTTAATAACTATAAAGAATTTGAACCAGTTATAAAACAAATCGAGGATATAATAGATACGATTTTTGTTAATATTAGTCATATCGATAATTTTAAAAAATTTATTAATGATATGCCAATTTCTAATCTAATTAAGAGAAAAAATATAATATTAAATACTAAAATTAATGTATTGGTAGATATTCCGAATGAAATAAAAATGATTGACATTAAGGGAGTGATTAAAATCATTCTTAATAATGGAGCTGATATTCATGCAAATGGTGAATATGTACTTCAGCATTCATCTTATGAAGGCTATCTAGATATTGTTGAATGTCTTATTAAATATGGAGCTGATATTCATGCCGATAACGATTATGCGCTTTCTTTAGCATCTTGTAATGGTAAAATAGATGTTGTTAAATGTCTTCTATCACATGGAGCAGATATTCATGCTAGTAACGATTCTGCACTTATTGATGCATCAGGTAATGGATATTTAGATATAGTTAAAATACTTATAAAATATGCAGCCAATATACATGCCAACAATGATGACGCACTTTGTGATGCATCTCGTAATGGTCATTTAGATATTGTTAAATATCTTATTGAACAGGGGCAAATATTCATGCGAATGATGATTATGCTCTTACATATGCTTCTCAATATGGTAAATTAGATGTTGTTAAATATCTTCTATCACATGGGGCAGCCGAAGTGCTGGCGCCTTGCGAAGACAAGCATCGCAGATGCTAATATTAATGCCGATAATAATGGAGCACTTAGAGAAGCATCTGCTAACGGTCATTTAAATGTTGTTAAATATCTTATTGAGCATGGAGCCGTGTATACTAACACTTATTATAATTGAATATTTAATATATACATACGTAAATTATATATTAATAATGTCTGAAAAATATTGTTCAATTGTTAAGTTTGATAGAGTGATAACTGAAGAAGCATTAACAGTGCTTAAAAATCATATACAAGAATTAAATGTTAAATATAATTTGAATGCATTTGTACATTCTACTTCATCATGTAAAGTGACTATTCTAGGACTTACTAAAGAAGATGCTGCACATACAATGATGTATCTCATTGATACATGTGGTAATAAGAAATTAAATAAAGAATATTTTATTACAGAATCTGGAAAATATTTGGGTCAATATGATATTGATGTAACGGAATCAGAATTATCTGATTTGTAATAAAAACTGAATAATATATAATTAAATTTAATAATTATATAATACCTAGAATGGATGTAGAGATGATGTGTTCGGAACATAATGAAAATATCACTATATGTCAATGCAATCGTATATGCTGTGATAAATGTGATATTGTATGTAGTGAATCACATATTAGGGACACAGTTGAAGAATGGAAAAAACAAGCATTATTAGAAATGGATAACTACAAATCTAAATTAAATAATAGAATTAAAGAATTAAATTGTATTACGGAGATTATTAATAATGATTCTAATATTGAACCAATTATAAAACAAATTGAAGATATAGTCGATACTATTTTTGTTGATATTAGTCATGTTGACAATTTTAACCAATTTATTAATACATTTCCAATTTCTCATAGCATAAAAAGAAAAAATAATATTACAGTTGTTTCTATACACACACATTCTGAAATCGTCGATATTATTATTAAGGATGGAATAGATAAAGCATTCCAAAATGCATCTGAGAATGGATATTTAGATATAGTTAAAATACTTATAAAATATGGAGCAGATGTTCAAGCTTATAATAATTATGCAGTTATATGGGCATCTATTAACTATCATTTAGATGTTGTTGAATATCTTATAGATCATGGTGCAGATATTCATACTGGGAACGATTTTTTACTTCGTAATGCGGCTTTTTATGGCCATTTAGATGTTGTCAAATATCTTATTGCACATGGAGCCGATATTCATGCTCAGGATGATCATGCACTTAGACTGGCATCTCAACATTGCCATTTACCAGTTGTTGAATATCTTCTATCACATGGAGCTAATGTTCATGGTTATAATGATCGAGCACTTAGCTTGGCATCTGAGAATGGTCATTTAGCTATTGTTGAATGTCTTATTAAACATGGAGTAGATATTCACGCCAATAATGATTGGGCACTTCGCTTATCATCAGAAAAGTATCATTTAGATATTATTAAATGTTTAATTAAGAACGGAGCAGCCGAAGTGCTGGCGCCTTCTTGGCGATGCAGATATTCATGCTGAGGATGACGAGGCATTAGTAGAAGCATCTCGTAAATCATATTTACCTGTGATTAAACATGGTGCCAATATACACGCTCGTAATGATTTAGCACTTAGACACGCATCTGCTTATGGTAAATTATATATTGTTGAATATCTTATAAAGAACGGAGCCGATGTTCATGCTCGAGATGATTATGCACTTCGCTGGGCATCTGCCAATGGACATTTAGCTGTTGTTGAATGTCTCAAACGACATAGTAATATATAATTATACAATATATTAGATTCTGTTAATTAATAATTATTTTTATAATTATTAAATGTTTATTGAGTATTCATTAATTCATTGAGCTTATTTTGAATATTAATAAGTTGTTTTTGAAGTTCTTCAATTTTTTCATTTTTTATATGATTGTTAAGTAACTCTACAACAGCTAAATGATAATTTTCGGATGCTGCTCGAAGTGCTTGATCATTCTCGGCATGAACATTTGCTCCATGTTTGAGTAGAAATTCAACAACAGCTAAATGGCCATTTTCAGATGCATATCTAAGTGAATAATCATCAAGAGCATGAACATCAGCACCGTGTGATATAAGACATTCAATAACAGCTAAATGACCATTAAATGATGCAACGCGAAATGCTGAATCAACGTCAGCATGCACATTGGCTCCATGGGATATAAGACATTCAACAACTGCTAAATGACCATTAGGTGATGACCAACGAAAAGCTGCATCATCATTACCGACTTCGTCGGGTCTTGGCGCAGCCAGACCAGCATGAACATCGGCTCCGTTCTTTATAAGATATTCAACAACAGCTAAATGGCCATTTGAAGCAGCCCATCGAAGTGCACAATCATGAGAAGCATGAACATCTGCATCGCCAAGAAGGCGCCAGCACTTCGGCTGCACCATTCTTAATAAGACATTCAACAACAGCTAAATGGTTATTAGTAGATGCATTTATAAGTGATAAATCATTCTTAGCATGAATATCGGCTCCTAATTTGATAAAAGCTTCGACTAAATCCACATGACCATCTTTCGCTAATTTGGTGAAAGTCTCATCGTTGTTCTGACGAAGATTAATATATTTCGAAAGAGTAGTCAGAGTGCTCAAAAGATCGTTGTTGGAATCCATAATTTAATTAAATATTTATATTTATTTAATTAAATATTCAATTATTATTATATATCAATCGAATACTTCTGAACATGCTTCACATGCGGGTTCTGATGCAATAGATGTTGATGGAGGTGGTTGTTTACATGTTAAATTATCGTTCTCTAAGCCGTAGGGGCATTCTACACATTTATCGTTAGTATTTGAATATTTAACTAGATCGCCAATTTTCTGGCCTGGACGGCAAGTACATCCATATCCTCCAGTTATATAACCTAATCCAACTTGGGCGCAGTTTATATATGAATTGTTAGTGTTCTCAGGTGCTCCTGTTGTTTGATTTACACTGACTGTTTCTCTGCATGCTAATGTAGGTTCAACTAATCCTGTTTGAGGATTCAAATGTGTAGCGCCTGTTTTATATGCACCATTTTCTCCACAATTACATTCATTTGTAATTGTTCCAGTGTATCTTAATGATCCTATAGGATATGAATATTTATTATATTGAGGATCGCAAGGTTGTATTTCTTCTGTTAGTAGCAATGTTGTAGGTTCCTCTGTTGTTGGAGGATATCTTGTATAATCTTCACTTTCTACTTCACGAATTATTTTACATTTAGATGTATCTCTATCTTCTAAAAATTGAGGATCTACATAGCATTCCACTTCTGGAGCGAATGGCGGAATCTTAATTAACCATGCTACTAAAAAGTATACACCAACTCCGAATAATAATGCTAAGAATATTAATATTAATTTGAATGCTGATGTTTTTCCTAAAAATGATATTACTACAGTGGCGCATATAATTATAGCTATAACTACAGCGGGGGTTAATATACCAGCTTGTTCAGATTCAGCTACTTGAGTAATATAATTTTGTAAACTTGCTTTTGCTGTAGATACGGCCTCACTTTCTTGTGTACATTGAATAGCAATGTTAATAGTTTGTGTATTATCGAAATTGATAGATAGATTTTCAGCAAATGTATTGTGTACTAAACAAACATTATTTGTTATCTGATTTTGAGCTGATGCTAAACATGACTGACTAAATGAATTATAAATAGCTTGGGTATATTGAGTTAATAAATAAGTGATATTAGAACTCTGTATTTCATTTCTTGAAAATAGAACAGATTGTTGAAGAGCCTTTGCCGTTTGGACAACTGATTGAGATAAGATACCTGATACACAATTATTTGTACTCGAATCTTGAACACAATTCGTATCAATTAGACATTGTTGTTGACTGCTTCCTCCAATTTCAACTGGACCATTGAATGTATTATCACAAAAATAAAAATCATTTTCTATTAACGCATTACAATTACCAATACAGCTCTGCGTTGTACTGTTCAATATACTTTGCACTACCTGTGTATGCGAATTAACTATATTTTCAGCTATTGCAGAAGCCATTTTAAATTTAAAATATTTATTTTATTTAAACAAAAATGTCTCAACCTATTGAATTAAAGCCTATTCAAAATAATACTCAATTTTTTAAACAACCTATACAACCAACTCAACCAACTCAACAACCTATACAACCAACTCAACCAACTCAACAACCTATACAGAGTATGCAACCAACTCAACCAACTCAACAACCTATACAGAGTATGCAACCAACTCAACCTATGCAACAACCTATACAATCAATTCAACCAACTCAACCTATGCAACAACCTATACAGACAGTTAAAACAGGGCAACAGCCCCTTACAGCTGAACAGATTTCTTGGTGGCAAAAAAATGTTGGATTTGTTAAACCTGAACCATCTAAAAAAAAAGCAATGATAGCTATAGTTGTTGTTATTCTTATATTATTAGCTGTATTAATTTTATTATTATATCTCAAGAATCCAGATGTACCAACACATACTCCATTAGAGACTGAACCTCCATCATGCGAAAATATACCAACACCAGAACCGTAATTGGGTTTCACCAATAGGTTCATAATTCAATTCTTAATTGAATTATTTAATAATTATTTAAAATAAAATAATTACACTATGGATATTCTTCGTTTAGAAAATGCATCTGATTTCATTCAATACATCAAACAGTTAAATAATAGAAAACCACGTCCTACTGATAATTCAGCAATGCAATGGGATATTTTGCAGGCTAGTAAAAAAATTAATGGTACAAATATTTTAGATGAGCTGCTTGATATGTTGAAGACTTATGATAATATGATAGTTACTGAATTTGTTAAGAAAGTGTATACTAAAGAACTTATCGCGTATTATTATAGAATGATGGTAAGTAATAACGATGAAGCGTTATATGCTACTTTATCTAGTAAATTAATCGATGCTTATACACTTATTAAAAATAAACAAGATTTAGATTTTGCCATCTATTGTCTAACAAAACATTAAAATTGAATATTTATTATATAAATTATATAATAATATATCTGTAGGAATGGATAAATGTACATTAAATAATGTGCTATGTTCACACAATGTATGTGAAAGTTGTATTAACGATATAATATGTAATTTCGACCATGGACGTATGTTAATAACAACAAATACATGTAGTATTCATAATGAGGAATATGCTGTAATATGTGAATGTGATCGAATGTATTGTAAACACTGTGATACCTTATGTGATAAACCACATCCTATATATACAATGGGATCTTGGAAAAAACGAATATTACAACAAATGGGTAATCTTAGAGATAAATTGACTAATAAAATTACAGGATTAAATTGTATAATTGAAATTGTCAACGACTCATCATCAATTATAAAGCAGTGCGGAGATATAATAGATACTATTTATGTAGATATTAGTCATATCGATAATTTCAATCAAATTATTAACGATATTAATATTCCAATTTCTAATATAATAAAAAGAAAAAATCAAATATTAAATAATAAAAATGTTATATTAATAGAGAATATAGAGAATATAAACAAAATTATCGATATTATAATAAAAAATGATGGAGATATTCATGGTCAGAATGATCACGCACTTACAAATGCTTCATATAATGGTAATTTAGCTGTTATTGAAATTCTCATTAAGTATGGAGCAAATATTCATGTTAATACCGATCGACCAATTCAAAATGCATCTTATAATGGTCATTTAGCTGTTGTTGAATTACTAATAAAACATGGAGCCGATATTAATGCTAATAATAATTCTCCGCTTAGATATGCATCTGAGAATGGCCATTTAGCTGTCGTTGAATATCTTATTAATCACGGGGCTAATAATTATTATACATCACTTGTAGGGGCATCTAGTAATTGCCATTTAGCTGTTGTTGAATATCTTATATCTCATAATGCAGATATTCATGCTCAGAATGATCAAGCGCTTAATGTAGCATCTCAATATGGTCATTTAGAAGTTGTTAAATGTCTTATATCCCATGGAGCGGATATTCATGCCGAGAATGATCGAGCACTTCGCTATGCATCTCGTAATGGTAATTTAGATGTTGTTGAATATCTTAAACAAATCATGAATAAAAATTGAATATTTATTATATAAAATATATAATAATATACTACTTATAATGGATACATTAAATAATGAGTTGTGTTCACATAATATCAATGATATAATATGTGAATGTATTGAATCTCAGAATATAAAACAGCATATAGATACGTGCTGTATTCATGATGAAGAATATGCCGTAATATGCGAATGTGATAAAATGTATTGTAAATACTGTGATACCTTATGTGATAAACCACACTCTATATATACAATAGGATCTTGGAAAAAACATATATTACAACAAATGGGTAATTTTAGATATAAATTGACTAATAAAATTACAGGATTAAATTGTATAATTGAAATTGTCAATGATTCATCGTCAATTATAAAACAGTACGAAGATATAATAGATAATATTTATGTAGATATTAGTCATATTGATAATTTCAATAAAATTATTAATGATATTAATATTCCAATTTCTAATATAATAAAAAGAAAAAATCAAATATTAAATAATAAAATTGTTATATCTATACCGAGCTCATCAGAAAATATAAATAAAATCATAGATATTATAATAAAAAATGATGGAGATATTCATAGCAATAATAATGAAGCACTTCGATGGGCATCAAGGGATGGTCATTTAGCTATTGTTGAAGTTTTAATAAAATATGGAGCAGATATTCATGCTAAAGATGATGAAGCACTTCGACATGCATCCGAGAATGGTCATTTAGCGGTTGTTGAGTTACTAATAAAACATGGAGCAACTATTAATGCTCGTTACAATATATCAATTTGTAATGCATCCATGAATGGGCATTTGGATGTTGTTGAATGTCTCATCAAACACGGATGCATTATTAATGATAATGGCGTATTTCATTTGGCATGTGAAAATGGTCATTTAAATGTTGTCAAATACTTAATAACTCATGGTGTAAATATTCATGATAATAATGATAGTGCGTTTACACATGCATCCGAGAATGGTCATTTAGCGGTTGTTGAATGTCTTATAGCCAATGGCGCCAATGTTCACACCATGAATGATTGTGCACTTCGCTGGGCATCTGAAAGAGGACATTTAGATATTGTTAAATGTCTTATTAAATATGGAGCCGACACCGAGCTATGCTCGGATAGCGAAGCTATCAGGGCTACGCCCAATCTTGGCGTAGCAGCCGATGTTCATGTTCACAATAATCAACCACTTAGAAATGCATATCGTAATCATCATTTAGACGTTGTGGATTATCTTGAACAAATCATGAATAATAATTGAATATTTAATTATTAACTACTATATTTAATACTTAATTAACTATGGCACCTGTTACTCGAAGCCAATCTCTTTATTATCCAGCATGCAAATCAGCTGGTAATATATATTGCGGAAATCCCAAATGTTCAAATTGTTACGATCGAGGTACTATTACACATACTTATATTACAGAATATAGTGAATTAGAAGGATATTCATCAGGATACATTAATCCTCAAAAACTTAAAACGGGTGTTTGGACATATTACAATAATGAACATGACCAGTTTCCATATAAAAAAATTACATATCATAATGGAAAAAAATACGGTAATACTACACGGTATTATGAAAATTCTTCGATTGTTGCGATGATTGGTAATTATGTTAATGATAAAGAAGAAGGTATTTGGAGATATTATGATATTGAAGGATTCATAGTATATAGTGAGACACTTAAAAATGGATTTATGAATGGATTTCTAACTATCTATCATTTTAAATCAGATGTTGTTAAAACCGTTAAAAATTTTAAAGATGATCATTTGGATGGACTATGGTATGAGTATAATGAACAGGACGTCCTGATTGAGGAACGATATTATTCAATGGATATAAAAGTGGGCCATTGGAAATTCTTCGATGATAAAGGAAAACTCATGAAAGAGATTATTTATCATAATTGAATTTAATATAATTTATTAATTATAAATTATAATTAACTATGGATGAATTACAATGTTGTACAATAGAAAAATGTTGTATTCACAATAATGAATATACACGTATATGCGAATGCGGTCTATTGTATTGCGATAAATGTAATTCTCTATGTAATAATTCATGTTGGCATGTATATACCATCGAAGAATGGAAAAAACAAGCATTAATACAAATTGAAAAATTTCAAAATAAATTAAATAATAAAATTAAAGGATTGAATTGTATCACTGAGATGATTATTATTAATCATCATGATTGTAAATCACTTATAAAACAAATTGAAGATATAATAGATACTATTTATGTTTATATTAATCATATTGAAAATTTCTATGAATTTATTAATGATGATAATATTCCAATCTCTCATATAATAAAAAGAAAAAATAATATAATAAATAGTAAAATTGCTATATCATTGGATAATATACCTGAACATTTGACTAGAATTATCAACATTATCATAAAAAATGATGGAGATATTCATTATAATAATGATTATGTACTTATGAATGCGGCTGAAAATGGTCAATATGATGTAGTTGAATGTCTAATTAAATATGGCGCAAATGTTCATACCAATCATGATTATGCGCTTATACTGGCATCTAATAATGGTCATTTAGATGTTGTTAAATGTCTCATTAAGAATGGAGCTGGTCTGGCTGCATCGCCAAGACCCGACAAAGTCGGTAATGATTATGCGCTTATAAGAGCGTCCATGTATGGTCATTTAGAAGTTGTTCGATGTCTTATATATCATGGAGCAAATGTTCATGCATGTAACGGAGATTCACTTAGATGGGCATCTGCTCATGGCCATTTAGATGTTGTAGAATATCTTATTAATAATGGAGCAGCCGACGGCTGGCGCCATCTTGGCGATGCAGATATTCATGCTCAAAACGAGTCTCCACTTTATTGGGCAGCTAATAATGGTCATTTAGCAGTTGTAAAACGTCTTATTAAATATGGATCTAATAATGATCTAGCACTTCGTTGTGCATCTAGAGGCGGTCATTTAGACATTGCTAAATACATTCAAAATAATTAAAATTTTTTTTAATTATTAAAATAACATGTCTTCAATTCATTATCGTACTACGAAAATACATCACAGAGCAACTGTATCTCCACTCAAAGGTCGTAAATCTCCTATTAAAGGAAGAGTAGATGCTAGAATGAGCACTCTCAAACATAGACTTCCTCGTATTAGTAAATCATCATCTAGACGTAGGTCAGCTCGTCGTTTGTCGGCTAGTCGTAGGTCAACGCGTACAGGTATTACTAAAATACGTCGAACTGTCGCTGGAGCTTCTAATGTAGGTAAATATTTCAAATCTGAAGGACCTTTCTGCGGTTCAGAAGCTGGAACGTTCCCTGTTAATACACGAAAACGGATTAGATCGGCATTAGCGTATCGTCGTGATGATCCTAATCCTAAACATGTTAAAAAGTGTGCTTGTAAACAAGCTAAGAAAAAAGGCTATAATTTCCCGAGTTGTGGTGTGAAAGGCACTAAGATGTCCATTCGTCGTAGATCATCATCTAGAAAATAATTGAATGATGTTTTAGATAAAATTGAATATATTATTATTTATTATTAATAATAAATAATCATCCAAGAATGGATAGTCCATTAGTTATACAAAAATGGAAAAAACAAGCATTAATAGAAATGCAAAAATTTGAAGATAAATTAAATAATAAAATTAAAGGATTAAATTGTATATGTGAGATAACTAATTATAATCGTGAAATTACAAAACAAATTGAGGATATAATTGATACAATGTATGTTGATATTAGTCATATCAATAATTTTAATCAAATGATTGATGATAATATTCCAATTTCTAATATGATAAAGAGAAAAAGTCAAATATTGATTAGTAAACCAATTCCACCATTAAATATTACACATGATGATATACCTAAAAATTTGATTGAAATTATCAATATTATTATCAAAAACGGCGGAGATATTCACGCTGATAACGAAAAAGCTATTCAACGGGCATCTGAATATGGTTATTTAAATGTTGTTAAATGTTTAGTTAAATATGGTGCCAATATCCACGTACATAATGATAATACACTTCGCTTGGCATCTGGCCGTGGTCATTTAGATGTTATTGAATATCTTATATCTCACGGAGCCAATGTTCATATTGATAATGAACATGCACTTCGTTGTGCATCGATGAATGGTCGTATAGATATTGTTAAATGTCTAATTGAACATGGTGCAAATGTTAATACGCAGACTACTCTTATGCAGACTTTTACAGCGCTGTCGTATGCATCTAATTATGGTCATTTAGCTATTGTTGAATTATTAATAAACATGGGGCTGATGTTGATGCTAATAATGGTCAGGCACTTCGATGGGCATCTTGTAATGGTAATTTAGATGTTGTTAAATGTCTTGTATCTAATGGAGCAAATATACATGCTGATAATAATCAGGCACTTTGCTGGGCATCTAACAATGGTCGTACATCCGTAGTTGAATATCTCACACATTTAACTAAAAATTGAATATATTATTATTTATTGGTCATAATAAATAATCTCTAATAATGGATAGTATAGAATGGAAAAAACAAGCATTAATAGAAATGCAAAAATTTGAAGATAAATTAAATAATAAAATTAAAGGATTAAATTGTATATGTGAGATAACTAATTATCATCGTGAAATAACAAAACAAATTGAGGATATAGTAGATACAATATATGTTTATATTAGTCATATCAATAATTTTAATAAGATCATAAATGATAATGATAATAATATTCCAATTTCTAATATAATAAAGAGAAAAAATAAAATATTGATTAATAATCCAATTCCTCCATTGAATATTACAAATAGCTCTAATACATCAATAGATAAATATTTGATTAAATTTATTGAGATGATTATAGAAAATCATGGAGATATTCATACCGAGAGCAATTTAGCACTTCGTGTAGCATCTAATAATGGACATTTAGCTGTTGTCGAATGTCTTATATCACATGGAGCCGATATTCATGCTCAAGATGATCGATCAGTTCAAGCTGCATCTTATTATGGTCATTTAGCCGTTGTAGAATGTCTTATCAAGCATGGAGCCGACACCGAGCTATGCTCGGATAGCGAAGCTATCAGGGCTACGCCCAATCTTGGCGTAGCAGCCGATATTCATGTAGATGACGATTATGCACTTCGCTGGGCATCTATGAATGGTCATTTATCGGTTGTTGAGTGTCTTATATATCACAGAGCATCCGACGGCTGGCGCCATCTTGGCGATGCTGATATTCATGCTAGTAATGATTCTGCACTTCGACTAGCATCTATATATGGCCATTTAGCTGTTACCGAATGTCTTATTAAGAATGGAGCCGTTAGTGCTACGCCCAATCTTGGCGTAGCAGCCAATGTCCATGCTCAAAATGATAAATCATTTTTATAAACATCTTGGCTATTGTTGAATATCTTGTCAGACACGGACGTTCAACCGAAAAATAATAATATAACACTATATTATATTATTTAATAGAAATATTCATAAACTGTATTATCTCCTTTGATATTAATAACATTAATGTTTAATATTTTAGATAATTCTAAAGCATGATGTTTAGGAATTTCATTGTTATTTTCTGAATAAAGAATTCTAATGATAGGTCTTGTTTGTTTCTCCATTAATAATTTAGAATATTTTTCTAGATTCATTTCATATCCTAATTTTTTGATTAATGAACCGATATTATGATTTCGTTCAGATGCCATCGATGAAATAGATTTGAACGGATTGATATATGTAATACGTACGGGTTGTTTAGGTAGTTTAACATCTGGAGCTACTAATAATCCACCCATTACGGCATTTCCTATAGATTCTCCAACCCATTCAATCGAATCATATTGCTTTGACATATAACTATATACATATTGTGCCATTTGAATTAGATTAATAGTGCTTGATTCTGATGTATTGAGTCCAAATCCCGGATAATCAAAGCACCATATATCGCATCCTTTATGATGTTGTTGAAGAAGTTTCATCTTCTCTGTATGGAATGTATGATTACCTGTATTATTAGGAAAAAACAACACACCCTTAGTTGCTTCAGGATCGATAAGTACTAGTATATCCATCCCATTTTTCCTAATTCGTTCAAATATCTTTTCATCATAATTTTTATGTTCTTTATCTGGATGAAATAAATTTTGTTCTATTAATGCTTTCAGATCTGAAGCCATATCTATTATATTTATATTTTTATAAATATATTTATTTATATTTTTAAGTTAAACAACATAATATTTTTTACATGATACTTTCAATCGTTTCTCGATCGTTCCCAATTTTTCATTAACAATTATTTTTAAATTTTCCAATTGATCAGATAATACAACATCATCAAAACTATTATGTTGATATTGAAGAAGAATATCCATGCATGCATTAGTAAATAAATCTAATACTTGTACTATCTCATTATTTTTAATTTCTCTTTTTCGAATAATTTTAATTTCTTGTACCCATTCTTCCTCATTAACATGTTTATTGATATACTTCTCTCTCAAATCTTCATAAGAATTTTGATAATCATGCTGGAGATTGGGAATAACCCATGTCCTAAAATGTTCAGCTGAATCATAATATTTTTTAATTGTATTTATTTTAATAGATGGAATTTTTGAATTAATACTAGCTAAATTGACAACATCACAATCTGCATTATTGTTGTTAGCATTATTACCATTACTCATTAACCATTCTGTTAAATGAGGATTATGTAGTTGTTTCAATACTTTTCCCGTATTCCAATCAAATCCTGTATGACAATTTGTACAGAACATTTGAGGACATCCTTCATACCTATGAATTAGAACTTTACATTGAGGGCATGGTCTACATTCATTCCTCATAACTGCTACGGTCAGCATATCACTTTCATTACAAACATGAGATGGATCATTAGCGAATGATATTCCAGTTAAACATTTAATACAATAATGTTGATTACACATGATACATTTTCCTCCTCGAGATGTAATATATCCTCTGCAGTCTTTTTGAGAACAATTCCCCAGAATAGATCGATATAAATTCTTACTTTTAGATTTATCATCTGAAAGATCGTTTGTTCCAGATAATTCTTGTATTTCTTTATTTGTTTCATCTAGAAAAGTAACAGTACTTTTAATACTTAGAATATGACTGTTGAGTGTGGTTGATAAATCGTTATAATAAGAATCTGTTAATAATAAGGCGGCTCTATGTCCGTCATTATTTTGTTTATAATCGTAAATAATATTTCCCAAATTCCTCACAGTATTCAAGATAGTATCTTGTTCCCGTGTTAATTGTCTATTCATTTTTCGTCGAAATATATTTAATTGAGTTAATGGAAGTAAACTCTTCTCTTGATTGAATTTTATTTTTGCTCTCGATAATTCATATTCATTGAAAATAAATGATGAAGGGAAATTTGAAAATAAAAAATCCAACGTCCATCTATTCTTACAATTCATACAATGAGAGTCTTGAAGATTATCTAATAGATAAGTCCTACAACAAGCACTACAATAAGAATGATTACAATAATTACATATAATAGGCTTCCTAATTAATTTAGTGAAATTGCTACAGCAAATCATACATTCAGTCGAATTAGAACTGGAACTAGAACTCATTTTAATTTTATTATATTTATAATATAATAATAAATAAATATTCAATTAAGGATCTTATATTTCATATGCAGGTGGTGGATTAACATCTTTAACAATTCCTATATTAACTTTTGGAACTCTGTTTTTACGCTTAGGTTGAGTGTCTAATGTTGTGTTATTTACGTATGTATTACATTATACGCGATGGTATCTTTAGAAAAGGCCTTTATCAATTCAGGATCAGGATCTAGTGTATATTTAACTTTAATATGAGTACACGTATATACATTTTATATATAATTTTAAAACAATTAAAGTTTTTTAGTGGATTGTGACCTATTTAGGTGGATTGTGACCTATTTAGGTGGATTGTGACCTATTTAGGTGGATTATGACCTATTTAGGTGGATTGTGACCTATTCAGGTGGATTGTGACCTATTTAGGTGGATTGTGACCTATTTAGGTGGATTGTGACCTATTTAGGTGGATTGTGACCTATTTAGGTGGATTGTGACCTATTTAGGTGGATTGTGACCTATTTAGGTGGATTATGACCTATTTAGGTGGATTGTGACCTATTTAGGTGGATTGTGACCTATTTAGGTGGATTATGACCTATTTAGGTGGATTGTGACCTATTTAGGTGGATTGTGACCTATTTAGGTGGATTGTGACCTATTTAGGTGGATTGTGACCTATTTAGGTGGAGCCTGACGCATTTAGGTGGAGCCTGACGTATTTTAGGTGGAGCCTGAAATGTCTTATTTTTGATATAAAATTTCAATATTTATATAAAATTCTTTATATTTATAAATTAAAAAAAATCTGTCATCCCTCCAAAAAAATTATTTTCTGGAAAAAAAAATTTTAAATTTTTGAGAGTTATTTTTTTTCTTAGCAAGTTCCGGCACAAACTCAAAAACGCTATTTTTTTGTTTGCAGATTTGTATACACACAAAAACGTTAAAAAAGTGTACCCTATTTATAATTAAAACTGTTTATAAATTTGCACACAGCATCAAATTAGATATAAAATCTCTTATTAATCATATTCATATCATACAGCTAGTTATATCACAATGTTAATATTATTACTAATTAATAATATTAATAATTCATATTTTATAATTTCATATGGTTGACATAATCACCTTCGGTCTCTCCGTGAGCAATAACTAGTACTCCTTTATTTGGAAGTAGAGTTTTAATAACATCGACGCATTTCAATTTAGTATCTCCATCTAATGATCCAAAACTTTCATCTAATAATAGGAACGGGAATGATGAATTTAAATGAAGAGATATCATAATAGCTAATGAAATACGATCAATTTCACCACCGCTTAATTCCATAACATTATCTAATTGAGCTCCTTTATATATTAACTGAAGTTGTACACTTGGTTTATCACCTTTATATAATACTAATGATACATGAAGAGGATCTTCGAATGTTTCATTGAGAACGCTCTCTAAAATTGTATTGAACGATTCAACGAATTGATCGAGCAGTTCATTCTCCAATTTTTTTGCAGTATCGATAATTGAATGAATGCATATCATTTTTTTCTCTAAATTATTCAATGTATCTGTTAATTCTTTATATTGTGCTATATATTTTGTATAAGGTATCAACAGCAAATAGTCATTACTATATTTTTTATATAATGATAATTCATTAGTTAATTCTTCGACAGTTGACATATTAGTTGATGTGATTAACTTATGTTCTAATTCTTTGATTTTATCTGATATTTTTAGTATCTCTTTCATTTTTTGTTGATGAATAGTATAATCTTCATATTTTTGTTGATACTCTTTTTTCCTATCAATAATTAATTGAGTGTTGATAAGTTTATCGTCATAATCTTTTACTTTATTACAAATATCATTATATTTATTTTGTTTTGTATAATATTCTTTCATTAGTAATAATTCATTTTTAGTATATGATGGGACATCAATCCATTCATTAATTATCGGCTTTATAATCATATAATGTTCTTTATGAGTTTTTAGAGAGACATTAAACCATTCATTATTATAATCAATATTACATAATTGCTCTTTAATAGTGATATATCTTTTAATTTTCTTAATAAGAGATACTTCATCCAATGTAATTGAAGGTTTTGTATATTCAGATGATTGTAATGAATAAATTTGTTTTAATAATGAATCATCCTGTGTTATTTTTTTATTATCATTCATCCATTTAACTATCTCTTCTAAAGAATGACTACAGCTTTTCCAAGATGAATAGGCTTTATCCAATCTAATTAAATAATCTATTCTTTTCTTAACACGTTCGGTCTCTTTCCTATAATTACTTATTTTTTCTTCGTCATAATCACAGTCAATCCCGTGATGTTCATTCGATGTCAATGAATGCTGTTTAACATTATACGTTAAATGTATATTGCATGATGGACATCTTAGTACATTTTTTAATTTTTCAACATCTTCTCTTTTTTTATCAATTTCTTGTTGTTTTTTCTGTAAATATATTAATATCTCTTGTTCATCTTCAGGTTCATCATCATAAGTATCACAATATTTACTCAAAAATTCGGAATATTCATCATATATCATATTATAATTAATATAAAAAGGTATATAATTTTTACATTCATTATATATAATACAATTAGATACAAATGAATTCCAATCTTTTATTTTATATTTATCTATAATAGATTGATAAACATTATAAGATTTCCATTGTTGATGAAGATCGCGTTCTTGTTCATCATTAATTTCAACATTATTATATTTATCTAATAACTCTGATGTTATACTATTCTTTTTTAATTCTTCAACTATATTATAATAAGGTTCGTTTTTTTCGAATTCTTTACAATATATAGTTAATTGATCCTTATTATAAGTACGTCTAATAGTACTCAATTTTTTTTCATAATTTTGAAGGGTTGTATAATGTGAGTAATACTTATCAATCAAATCTTCATCTATCAAAGAGTTATTAAATAATGATAAATCGTTACTTAATTTATTTTTTTCTTCTATATAATGATTAATAATTTCATAATTTCTTGTTGTTGCATCATACTCTTTTAATTCTTTATCACTCCAACAATCAGACTGTAATGAATTGGTATAATCATCCAGTTGTTTTTTATATATAGTTATCGATTCTTGTACATTAAGTTGATTTAATACTAATGTAATATCTTTCTCAAGTAATGTGATTTTTTTATCCCATTTAATTTTATTAGTATCAGTGTACTCATCCATATCTAATGAAAGATCGCAAGGTTGATCAGGTTTATTTTTAGTTAATAATGCCATTGTTCGTTGGATACTATCGAGTTCTTTGGATACGATCAATCGATCTTTATTGAATTTCTCGATCCATTCAGATGGATTATCATTAGGGAATGCTAATAGTTCTAATAGTTCTATTTTCTCTGCTGATGTGCCATTAATAATAATGGACCTATTATTCTGTGATAGATAATTACAGGCTATCCATTCCTCTCTTTTACCCCATTTTCTATTAATATACTCTTGTGCTTCATCACTCACAAATTCTTTATTATCAATAAATAATGATACTCTTTCCGGATTTTTTTGTCTAATAATAACTATATCACCATCACCGCTATCGTTATTCATTGATAATTCTACCATACATTTCTTTTTAGATGATACCCAATTATATGTATTTTTCTCCTTTCCATACATACACCAACATATAGCTTTGAATAGTGATGATTTTCCTATTCCAGATGGACCCTCAATAAGTGTTATACCTTCTGCTGAGAATTCTACCACGTGTTTAGATGTATAAGACCGAAATCCTTCTAATGTTAACTTCATTTTATATTTTTTTAATAGTATTAATTTTAATACTATTCAATTCAGATTTTTTATGGTTCAAGCATTATCCCCACTTTATCGGGACTATTGAATTGGATGATATGAGCATCGTTTAATTCCGGAGTTTTTGATGCTAACAACGTTCCTTGTTGATTAATTTTATATAGAGTATATGGAACATCAGTACTATTATTATCATAACTAACCGATACTCTATATTTGTTCCAATTATTATGAATAGATAAAGCTTCCTCTATTGTACTAACAATAATAACATAAACAATGATTGATCGATCGGGTAGATAGTAAAAGAATGAATCTAAATTTCTGAGAGATTCTGATAAATCTGTTAATATCTTATTATTTCTAACATTTCTTAATTTTTTATATAATGATAATGTTTCATAACTTAATACTAAATTAACACCTTTCATACTATCATTCAATTGAGCTCCAACTAATACTGACGGTTGAACTAATTCTTTCATTAGGAATAATTTAGAGAACTGTCTCAAATGAACTATCAATCTATCTCTAAATATTAAGCTTGGTAGAATAATTTTATATTCATTAGATGATACAAATGAAGGCATGATTTTCCTGAAATATGAAAAAACATTTCTTACAGTGTGGAAGATAGGTATAATAGGATTTGTTATTGTTGATATATCGTAATTATTATTTTTTTTTACTGATGTAAATTTAGCTAAGAATTTTTTATGATATTCAGCATCGTCAATATATCCAGTTACAACAAATAATATATTTATCAACTGTAAAATATACCCTGTTACTTTCTTAGTATGAGAACTTGAAATTAATACTGGTGAAAATAGTAATTGAGATGGAGATAATACATATGAATTTTTTATAGTCGGCTCTGATTTTGTTGATATTAATACTTTAACGAAATTTTGTTGATGATCATCCAACCAATAGATAGCTTCATTATTAACTACTGAATCTGGTTTTTTATTATTGAAATATTTCTCGACAAATGAATAATCACTAACTCTAGGAAGATCATCTAAATTTTTAGTCCATTTTGGGAGATTGAAAGGCTGCATTGGTGTAGTCATTAATGTTCCATAAAATGATTGCTTTTTATCATCAATGACTAATCCCCTCAATTTACCGAAACTATCTAAAACTTGATGAGTTGCTATACCTCCATCAACAAACATATAGATATTATATAATGCGTAAGAATTAACAGTTGATGTTATCATTTTTGAATCATTGTTATAGTTCCAACACATAGTTTGGAATACGTTACTATATAAATTAAATAGTTTAGATACAATAGTTTTTGATGTGTACTCCATGATTGAATAATTTGGGTCTTTAGGATGAGTGCTTCCTATTAATTCACATTGAGGGAAAATATTTGTATTATCTGAAGGATGTTGATAAATCAATACAACAGATTTAGTGGGATTATAATACTTAGCACTAAAATATTTACATCTTGGCTGGATAAATGATAATTTTTCTTCCTCTCCTGTAAATATATAAATATTGAAATTAAATAATTCTTCAAATACTCGGAAGAACATTCCGGGATCTAAAAATATATATGGATTTCTTAATTTGTTAATTCTTTCTTCATTATCTATATCCCACATTTCTTGAGCCATACAATTTGGATCTATATTTAAATTACTTCTATATCTTTGAACATAATCTTCTCGATCCTTATCATTTGTTAAATTTATATAATCTTCATTCTGACTAGCGTACAAAATACAATGCAAAAAACTGCTAGGACTTTTAACCATTCCTACTCTGAACACTTGATTTTTATTTTCTGTTATCAAATCTTGCAGTAGATTTGGTAATGTTCCATATCTAAAAAATCCCATCACTTTATTGACACGTATCGTATACTTACTAACTATTTTATCCTCGTTAATATCCTCTAATGATTTATTTTCTAAATATAATTTTGTATACCAACTATTTGGATCTTTTGATGGATCTTTATTAGTACAACATGGAACGTAAGGATACTTATCTTTATTTTTAAGTTTGGTATTTTCTATAATTGTTACATAAGGATTATCATTTGAAGGACAAACAAATAGATACTTATTTTGAGGAGGTTTTAGGTATTCCAATACATTCCTTTTTTGTACTTTTTCCCAATAATACCGTTCCTCCTCTGATATGATAGTAGGTTGATTTTTTGATTGGCAAAGAGTCGCATAATTACTAACTATAACATCAGGTGCTTGTATTTTCAATTGTTGAATTTTGGATTTCCCATCTATAATACCACTGCCTATAGAGCTTTGTCTATTTGCTATATTACTCATAGCAACTGATCCAATCATTCTCTCATATTCATCTTCAATTGTTTTATAATTTGATGCATAATAGAATAACAATTTACCCATTAATCGCATGAATAATTCCAATGTATCAGAATCTCTTGCATACGATACATTAAATGTTAGAATAGGCGTTTTTTCAGGTAAAACAATAGGTTTAGATGAGCCGTACACTTCAAACTGTTCATTCTTAGATGAATAATTCATACTTATAGATGTAATAATTGATGATTTAACAATCGTTTCCTTTGTAGAATATTCAACATTACGATCTGAAGGCTTCAATTGGATTGTGAATCTCTTCTTTTTTCCAATACTACTAGATGATTCATCTATAATTAAATAATTATTTAGTAATTCATCATTTATAACCATATCACTAAATGAATATTCATTAATACTAACACCATAAACACTGAAATCAGCACTCAATTGTTTTTTCTTAGTACTAATTATACTCAAGCCCGGAAAAACATCATATATCCTATCTAATATAGTTTTTTGGGATAACCCTCGCTCAACTGGGACATTAATTACTAATTTTTTAGTAGATAAATTTAATACCAATAATACGAATGAACTCTCTTTAATCGTCATAACTCCATCTTTCTCTACCCATAATGCCATGTACCAATAATTCTCTATAGGCTCTTCAGGATATAAATCCCATGCTTGTTTTGGAGTATCCCGCAGAACTTTAACTATAATACTTTCATCTCTTGCGAGCATATCTGAAGACATAGGATTGTACGGATCGTATGTACTCAATACCCAAGGTATCATTGGAGTAACTTGAATGGAATGAAAACTAGTTAGAGGATCTTCATCCAATTCAATAGTATATTCATATCTCTCTTTAGTAACTGCATATGGACTGAAAGGATAGCTTTGTAATGACTCATCAATAAATTCTTGAATATCAATAATCTGATCGGTTAATGCATATTCCTTCTCCCTTTTGAGTAGTATACTTCTTCTCCAAATTTTATACAGCTCTCCTAAATCTTTTATCGATGATAATTCCTTTCCATTTTGAGAGGTAATGAATCCATTGATTATATTTAATAAATCTTCAATGAGCACTATATTCTGCAGAATATGTACAAAGAGATTAATCCAATTCATAACATTTATATTATAGAAATAATCTATGTAATGCTCATAAAAATCTTGTAATGTATCGCTTGACGGATCCGTTATCAATAATGGAGAAGAAAGTGCTTCCTTCCATAATGAAATTTCTGTTTTTGTTTCATCATCATAATATATATAATCACTAGATACCTTATATTTCACTGCTAATTTCAATACTTTAGTATAATCATTATCATACTCGTTAAAATCTGTATTAATATGTGGGAATATTTTTTTTTCTAATAGATCCTCTTCAACGAGCATTTCTGGATCGTTATCCTCAAAATTCTCAATTACTTCAATAATATTATTTTTTAGACGATCTTTTTTTATCTCTTTCGGCATTCTATTATTTTTAATAATATTAAAAATAATTCCTTTGTTGTTTGTAATATGATTCATAATCCGATTCTAAACAACAGGTATATTCAAGCCTGTACTATTTACAAAAATAATCCTAGCTCTATTGTACATTTGAGCTTGGCACATGAATAACACAGTACTGAAAATACTTATGCCTATATATTCATCACTATCTGTACCGAATATTAAAAAATATACCTTATCAAATATATAAATTATAGCTGCATTTATTACTACTTGGAATAACAATAACCCAAATGTGACCATTATATGTTCATCTGCAGAATTAACTGGAAACAACCCAGCTAATGCGATCCCCATTAATAGCGCAATTATTGAAAATATAATCACTTCAAAAAATAAACGATAGAAAGGAGCTGAAAGTTCTTTACGATGGGGAGTATCTAATATCATCTTTTTGAAAATTGAAATAATAAAAAAAAGTTATTTTAATAATAACAACAACTACCATGACTGTCGTACGAATTTCATTGATGTATATAGACTGCAAAATATGCTCATTCTTATTGAGTACAGAAAATACTGATCTATTGAAAGTTGTCGAGACTATATCTCAGTTATCATCGAACAATCATGATTATATATGTGACTCATTTTTGATAGCATCTCTTATCAGTCCGTCAATTTTTACTAAGGCTGATCGCAGTATCGAGTTATATATTCAGTACATGAAATCTATCATACCTTTCAAGTATTCAAACAATAAATGCATTATAAATTGGGATAATGTCGCTAAAGTATTCTATGATACTCCTAAGAGTTCCATTATAGCTAATAGCGAGTATATCTTATATTTACACCATTCAGTGCCATACGTATATTAATAATATTAATAATATACATTTAATTAACTACTTTTTGACCATCCGGAATCATCGGGATCTTTCGATTTATAATAGACCATAGTACGTTCAAATTTATTAGTTGAATACGTATCATCAAGTTCTTTAATTACCGATTTATTAACACTTTCCTCTCTTCTTATATATTTTTTATTAAATAATTCAACATCTTCATCATTCTTAATCTTTTTATAACTTTCAACAAAATCTTCATTACCGCAAACAACCCATTTCTGTTTATTTTTATTATATCCCATGAATGTATATCCACAATTTACATCACTATCAATCATATGATATATATTAATATGTTTATCAGCAATAGCTTGTTGTTCTTTTTCCCATTCAATTACTACTTCATCGAATTTATCCTTAATAAATGCATGAGTTGGATATAAATTATATAATTCCTGTAATTTCCTCAATTTCTCTGGCGTTGGATACCTTATCCATTCCATTTCTAATTGAACAGATTCCGGAGATAGCTCCTTCAATTGTTTAAAAAATAATTCCATTTTAATAATACAACCCACAAATCTTAAAAAGAAATGAACATACCCCAATCCATCCTTTGGTCCGATAATCTTAGTAGATGTTTAGTGGATCTAAAATTTGTAGAAAAGATAAATCAAGGAGAGAAACCCTGCTTTGTAAAACGAATTTATATCCCGTCCGATTCATGGTTTGGTTCTGTATACAGATTTGTTTATAACGAATCAGGACGAGATGCACATCAACGAATTAGATCTATTTTCCACGATGCAATGGAGTATTTCAACAATATTAAATTAGATGAACAAAAAGTAGTTATAGTACAACAAATAAGGGAATCAGTGAAAGGTGTTCAAAATCTATTAATAACATATGAACGTTGTCCGGATGTTTATACAAATTTAGAAGTATTACTTACAGAAATTACAACTTGGATAAAACGATATGATATTTATACACCTGTTCCGATACCACAACCAATAACTAATACATATATTCTGAATTGAATATTATTATATTTATTAATAAATAAATATACACATATATAATGAATACAGATTGGTTAGAGCAATTAAAACAAAATCCTCCCAATGATTGGGGTGAGTTCTTTGAATCTCTTGATGAAGATTTAGAAGAGATAAAAACAGCATTATCGAAAGAAATAGTAAAATATAAATGTCCAAATGAACCAGATAATAATACATATTTTGCTCCATTCTATTTAACTCCTATCTCTTCTATAAAATTAGTATTTGTAACTAATGAACCATTATTGGGAACTATATATGGGACATGTGATACTAAATCGCAAGGATTAGGATTTAGTCTTAGAAAGGACGATCTTATCACTCCAGCTATTACTAATATTTATTCCGAAATATGCAGAACTATCCCAGAATTTACTGATTTTCCTACACATGGGGATATATCTCAATGGGCTAAAAGAGGTATATTCTTTTTAACATTATCATTATCTATTAATCCTATGAGATATAAGAAAGAGAAAGTACAACGATCCCATTCTAAAGTATGGGCTGTTGTTATTAGAAAATTTTGTGAGTTAGTTATGAGTAAAAATAAAGAATGTGTATGGATAACATTTGGAAGAGATGCGGCATCTATTAGAAACTATCTCACTAGTAGATCGTTAATTATAGAAGCACCTCATCCATCATCACCAACTTTTGTAGGTTCTGATTGTTTCAAAAAAATACCATTTACTATTGATTGGTCATTATGATGATGTGCCATGTTTGAATTATAATTAATCTATAATTTATATATTAATTACTTATATCAGGATGTCCAACATGCAGGGTGTACAATATATAGAGATTCTTACTCACGATATGAAACATCGAGAGTATCAATGGAAAGTTGGATTGAATGAAATTGATGTTTTCAATAATACTAATGATTGCACCCCAAATGCATTATATGTATGTGAAATCAAAGATTTCTTTACATGGATGTCAATATATCCCAATATGGCATATGTTGGATATGTAACAATTCCTAACGATGCTCAAATAGTTGTAATGGACAACAAAGTAAAAACCAACAAAGTCATATTACATGACCAGCTAATCAAATTAGTGGATTTTATCGATATTGCTATCAAGCACGGAGCAGATATTCATACCAATAATGACGAAGCGCTTCTACGTGCATCATATCATGGTCATTTGGATGTTGTTAAATGTCTTATATCTAATGGAGCTGACGTTCATGCCGAGAATGATAATGCACTTATAAATGCATCCAGTAATGGCCATTTGGATGTTGTTGAATATCTTATATTACATGGAGCCTATGTTAGTGTTGATGATGATTACTCATTTCGTTCTGCATCTAAAAATGGTCATTTGGATGTTGTTAAATGTCTTATATCTAATGGAGCTGACGTTCATGCCGAGAATGATAATGCACTTATAAATGCATCCAGTAATGGCCATTTGGATGTTGTTGAATATCTTATATTACATGGAGCAAATATTCATGCTCTTAATGATTATGCACTTTGTTGGATATCTTATTATGGATATACAGCTGTTCTTGAATTACTGATTAAGCATGGAGCTGTTCTTGGCAATGCATTGAATTATTAATAAATAATATTAATAATTATATCTCTTTACATGAAGTACGTATTATGATGATGTGCATGAAAAGGAGGTACCTCTATTTTTTCCAATAGGCGGTTTATATTTAGTAGATAGTCTCTCTTTACTTGTGTTCATTTTATGATCGTACTCGTTTGAAGTCATATTGAATGTTCCGTAACTTTTTTTTGGATTTAGTTTATATGTTGATACAATTCGTTTAATTAATAGTCCAATTAGTAAAATAAATGATAAAAATCCGAATGCTCCAGAAATAACAACTGTTCCGTATAATACTCCTGCAGATGTATTAACATCAATAAATGGTATACATGCTACAGCTAATGAAGATCCAACCAATAATAAAATCATTGTTAAAACAACATAAAATCGTTCAGCAGTTAAGCTTGCTGTTTGAACTATCATTACTACTAATAAAATTACCAACCATGCCAATAATAAAAATACTACTGATGATATCAATAATTTTTTAATCTTAGGATCGAGAGTTGTATTTTCTTTATTTACAATATACACAGAGGCGAAACTATCAATAGTCGCCAAAGTTATAAATACAAATGAAGATGTTAATAATACACTCGAAAGAACAGACACGTCCATTTTTTAATAAATAACTATTAAAAAATTTATAAAAACATAATAAAATATGAAAAGGAATTCAGATAAAACTACCACATATTCATTTAATCAAAAATTAACAGATTTTTTACAGAGTAGAGTGGCTTATATTATTGCTCTTATTGTATTTTGTACAGTTCCTTCAATTATATCAGGATTACAAATAACATATTCTCATATTAATAGTATGTTATATAAATATTCAATGCTAGTTATAATATTTTCATCATTTTTTTTAGTTATACTTGGATTATTACCATCATTAGCTAAATATATGAATGTAGATTTTAGCGTATTTTCAGAATATTTTGTAATGCTTATTCTATTATACTTATTATGGAGCTTTCTGTATTTCTCATTAGGTGAAATTCTATGGGCATATGTAGTCGTTGTATTCATTATTATATTATCAATATTACCAATTAGAACTATATTTATCCAAACAAATCCTATAATTAGTATTCTATATCTCTACTGCTTTTTATGGTTAATTTATTTATTTATCATCCAAACTATTTATCTTTTCCAAGGACAATTTTAAAAAATTGAATTATTATTAATATGTAATTATACAATTAATAACATCATTCATAACCATGTCTAAACAATATATTACAATTCTTACTAAAGATTTGAAGTACAAAGAGTATCAATGGAAATATGGATTGAATGAAATCGAACATTTCAATATTGAAAAGGAATACACAGCAAGCCCAGAGGGAAATGAAAAAGAACTTTTCAACACTGAGAGTGATGAATCCAAAGCAAATACCAAGGTTGATGTAACAGATGCATTATATGTATGTGAAATTAAAGATTTCTTCAAAATGATGCCATTGCATCCTAATATAGCATATGTTGGGTATGTAACAATTCCTGAAGATGCTCAAATAATTAGAATGGAATATAAAATAAAAACCAATAAAGTTATATTGAATAAACAATTGAATAATTTAATTGATTTTATCTATATAGCTATAAAAAGCGGTGCAGATATTAATACTAACATTAATGATTTTTTTAACTGGGCATCTGAATATGGTTATTTAGATATCGTTGAATATCTAATTAATCATGGCGCGGATATTCATACATGGAATGATTTTGCGCTTCGTTATGCATCTTTAAATGGTCATTTAGAAGTTGTCAAATGCCTTGTATCCCATGGAGCCAATATTCACACTTTTAATGATGAAGCATTCTGCCGAGCAGCTCGTAATGGTCATTTACCTATTGTGGAATATCTTATAGCTCATGGAGCCGATATTCATGCTGATAATGATAAAGCACTTCTTTATGCATCTTTAAATGGTCATAAGGATGTCGTTGAGTGGCTCATCAAGAATGGATCAGATAGTGCTACACCCAATATGCCATCGCGTAACGCGCTTAGCGTTGCAGCCAATCAGAATTCACTCACAAATTAAAAAATTGAATTTAATATTATAATTAATAATATAATTATAATAATTATGGATAAATGTTTTGCATGTACCAATGAAGCTGAATATATTCTACCTTGTTATCATAAGGTATGTAATATTTGCTTGAGTGATATCATTAATTCCAATGAATTAATATGTCTCTGTTATCCCGATGATTCATGTGATAAACAATGTCTAACTTCATTCAAACAAGATGAACTAATACTTATACCTAGTAATAACAGTAATATAACACATATTAATATGTGCACAGAACATAATGAAGAATGTACCAAAATGTGTGACTGTTGTGATAAAATGTATTGTGATAAATGTGATAATATACCTTTTGAATTATATACTATAGAAGAATGGAAAAAACGAGTATTAATAGAAATAGAAAATTTTAGAAATAAATTAAATAATAAAATTAATGGATTAAACTGTATTATAGAAATAACAATGAATAATAATACTAATGATAAAGAATCAGAATCATTTATAAAGCAATGTGAAGATGTAATAGATACTATTTTTGTTAATATTAGTCATATTGATAATTTTAATCAATTAATAAATGATTTGCCGATTTCTCATATAATAAAAAGAAAAAATACGATATTAAATAATAAAATTGTTGTTCCAATTGATAGTCCAAATTCATTTGTTAATATGATTCTTAGTTATGAATTAGACATTCATGCTGATAATAATTATGCATTAAAACGAGCAGTATGTAAAGGTTGTGTAGATATTGTCGAATGTCTTATCAAATATGGAGCAGATATTCATAATAATCATTTCGTTCAATTGGCGTCATCACGTGGTTATTTAGATGTTGTAGAATGTTTAATTAAACATGGAGCAGATATTCACGCTGATAATAACTTAGCAATTAAATGGGCATCTGAATATGGTCATTTAGATGTTGTTAAACGTCTTATATCTCATGGGGCGGATATTCATATTCAGAATGATAGGCCGCTTTTTTTGGCATCTAACCGTGGCCATTTGGACGTTGTTAAATATCTCATAGCTAACGGCTCAAATATAAACGATGAAGCTATTACGCGTGCATCTCAAAATGGTCATACGGATATTGTGGAATATCTAACTAATATAAAATAATATATTATTTTTGTTCGCATTGTACATTTTATCTATTATTATTATAATTTATAATAATAACTTCTTGGAGATTCGTTTCTTTAATAAAAAATCAATTGTTTTAAATTTGTGTGTAAATTTATAAACAAATTAAAACAATTGATTTTTGATAGGTGTAAAAACTTTTTTTTATATTTTTAACTTTGTATATAAATTCACAAACAAAATTAAACAATTGATTTTTTTAGTACATAATTCCAATCGAGAAAAATTGTAATTGTTTTTAAGTTGTTCTGAAAACCGCTAAGAGAAAAAATAAATGATAATTACTCCCATTAAACATGAGACATTTAGTATATTTGCGATAATTTATATAGATGTACACATAATGATGTAAAATGTGAGCGCTATCCTATTACTGAATGGATAGATACTTTCTCTAAATATACTATTGCTTACATGTCCAATACCCATGTTCGAAACGGTATTATATATGTTGATATATCTAACGGATAAATATAAATGGTCATACCAACATTATCTAACTAATATTTATTAATTTTTATTAATTAATAAATAAATTTATTGTTCATAGGCAGGCGGAAGGGTATCTCTAATAATAAGCTCCTTTCGTGGTCTCCCTCTACGTTTTTTAGCTGGCTGTGTATCGACTATTGGTAACGGATTATTGATTGGTATATTAACTATATTATTATTAATTATAGTATTATTTTGATATGCTATTAAATCGGTTGTGAATGCTTTACTTAATTGGACTTCTGGATCCTTGCTATGATATACGTTGGTATGAGTAACCCCGTACAAATAGTCACACGCTCTGTTAAATATTTCCTGTTTGCTAGGGGTTATATTTTCATATACAGGTAATTTATATAAACTTTGAGTTCTATTAATAACTGCATTTGAACAGAGGGCTGTAAAAATAACTATATATGGTAATTCTTTGAATGTAGTATATTCGTCTTCTTCTAACGATGTATCTAAATAAAGATTAGAATATACATGCTCTTTGAAATTACTATTATTTTCTACAAAAGATTGGTTGCTATTATGAATACTTCCACATTTTAATACTTTACTTTCATACAATTCTAAACATTGTTCAAGGAGTTTAATATTACTCTTTTGAAATACAACAGGTGAAGGGACTGATTGTAGTTTTTTAGCTTCAGCTTGATTAATTGTAGTCTTAACTTTATTATTTATATCTGTAGGGAATAATTTGAGAAATGGATTTAACAGGAATATTAACTGATCATAATTATTACCTATATGAATTAAAATATTTCTATTCGATATAGTAACTTGTAATTGGTTATAAAGATTATATAAATATTCAATATACCATAATCCAGATCTTAAACAAACTTTATACCACTGTGATATACCGATAAAATTAGATTCGATTTCTTCATAAATTGAAGAAAGTTTAACATCATTATAACAAATATAACACGGAATTTCATTTTGCTCTTTGTATATACACTTATTGACTAGATCTAAAAATCCGTCATTAAATTCAATCATCCTATAGCTCTGTTTAATTCTTGGAATGGCAGAATACAGAATATTATCTGAACCGCTGTCTTCGAGTGCAGATATAATATATTGTTTTTGTGTGTCAACTAATGCTTTATCTTTTGCGGACAGTCTCAGCGCAACTCTGTTAAAAAATTTATCAATAGAGCATGTTTTCTCAAATGTCATCTTTGTAGATTTATTATGAACCCAAACAGTATTATCTTCATTAACTCTATATCCATTATCACACATGAATTTAGCAAACACTTCGATGGCTTGTAAACTTTCATTTTCTTCTATAGGTGTTGGAATGGTGTTTACTTTCGACTTATAATCATTTGTTGCATCTGAATTATTTGTTTTTGTCCAATCTATAGTACTATCATTATTGGATTTATCCACATTACTATCAACTTCAAGTACCATGTAAGGATTATATTTTTGAGATGGATGTTTTTCAAATTCTTCTAATATAATTTTTAATTTATCAAATAATGGAAATCCCATTTTAGTTACAAATGTTTTACATGCAGGTACCCACTCATTATTATTTTTATTAATTAATTTTATTGTGTAATTATAATCTATATTTTTCCAAGCGTACATAAGAGCATTTATTGAAGGACATGACGCTCTAGAAAACGATGTATGTAAATGGATTATATAATCATTACCTAATAAATTTTGTATGAATTTTAATATATCTTTCGTTTTATCAACACTTTGTTGGGTTTTCAATATAGTAAATTGGATGCATGGACGACCTGTTAATGTATACAGATTATTATTTTGAGAGATCCATGTTTCAAATTTGTTATTGTTTAATTTCTTATAATTAGTTAATTTTTTATTCCATATCTTTTTTTCTTTTTCCAATTCGACATCAATATAACAATTATAACATAGTTCCTCATATTCTGCTTTATAATTATTGCCACAGTTTTTACATTCTTTCAATTCTTTTTCTTTTTTACATTGATCGCATGGCTCTTTTTTATTATACATAGCGGTACATTTCCCTCTACATTTGGTATTATCATATATGTCTGGAATATCATACATTTCTTTAACTTTATTTGTAACAACTTCAATATAACCTAGAGGGCTAATAGTATTATCTTCTTCTGCAGATGGATTAAAATAATTATCACCTAATAATTCCTTACTTGTATAATAATTATTAAGTACACCAGAAATATAATTAAACAAATCTTTATTATCTTTAGATATGAATAATAAATTCTCCCAATAATTAATAATTATATCAAGTTTATCATTTGGCATTCTAAATTTTTCATAAGTCATATCTGAAGTTATTTTTTTGATATGTATATTTAGATCAGAGAATGACTTAATTTCTTTTTTCTCGGAAGAGTTATTTGGCTCATTATGAATATCTATACATGTTGTAATAATATGAGTATTACACGGAAATTCATTCACAGATCTTATTAATTTATTCTGAGTATTAATTGCTAATAGCCACGAATCATCACATGTAATTGGAAGTTGAATGTGTCCGGAATAATAAGTTAAAATATTAGTTTTTATATACTCTTCAAAATTATCATTAATTTTATTAAATAACGAATTAGAACTTCTGCATCTATTAAAAAATGTTTCATTTAAACATTCTTTATTTAAAAATTTTACTGTTGACATGATTCTTTTAATAAATAAAAAATAATTATTAAACCCTTTTGATGCAGGACGATTTATTTTGGGATTTGTTATAAAACTGCTAACAAACCCCAAAATAAATACATTTACGAAGGAGGTAAAAAATAGTGCGAAGGAGGCAAAAAATGGTCTGAAGGAGGCAAATTTTTTGTATTTATTTTTGGGTTTGTTATCAGTTTTATAACAAATCCCAAAATAAATACCATTTTTTTCGAAATTTTTTATTTTTCCCAAAAAACGATTTTGATGCAGGGTGATTTTTTTTTAATTTTATAATTTATAAAGTTTATATAATTTTTAATAATTTATAAATACTTCTAAATTCAATCTATTTGTTAATTTATTTGAAATTAATAAATCTGTTAATATCTATATTTGGTATGATGCATGTTGCGATGAGTAAGTATAACAAGGGAAATAGGTAATTGATTTCATTATTTTATTTTGAGTATTCATAGCATGTAATTTGAATGTGTCCGGAATAATAATGTAAAATATTTTTTATTTATTAAAAAATAATTATTAAACACTTTTGATGCAGGACGATTTATTTTGGGATTTGTTATAAAACTGCTAACAAACCCCAAAATAAATACATTTACGAATGAGGTAAAAAATAGCGCTAAGGAGGCAAAAAATGGTTTGAAGGAGGCAAAAAATGGTCTGAAGGAGGCAAAAATGGTCTGAAGGAGGCAATTTTTTTGTATTTATTTTTGGAATTTGTTATAAAACTGCTAACAAACCCCAAAATAAATACCATTTTTTTTTCGAAATTTTTATTTTCCCCAAAAAAACGAGTTTGATGCAGGGACGATTTTTTTTTAATTTTATAAGTTTATATAATTTTTAATAATTTATAAATTACTTCTAAATTCAATATAATTAATAAATAAATTATTTATTAATAATCACAATATTATATAACTATCATTCCAATAATTATTTATTAATTACGTTGGTATATACACCGATATGCACCTACGTTGTGGAATATCTAACTAATATGAAATAATAATATATTTTACTATATTATTTTAAGGGTATTTAATATTTTATCTTTGTATATAAAATTCATAAAGGATTTTACGATAAAACTAACCTAAAAGATACTCATATGCTTAATAAAAATATAATGGCTCCAAAGAAAACTCCCGTCGCCCCTGTTGCAGTAGCAGCATCAGCTAGTACAAAATCATCTACACGTTCTCCATCACGTCAAGCAGCGCCTGTGACAGCTCCTGTTCCTGTAGCAGCTGCTGCAGCTCCAGCTGCATCCAATCGTCGTGCTAAACCCAAGGCTGCAGAAGTACCTGCTACTACTGCTCCAGTTGCTGCTCCCAAAAAGCGAGCATCAAAGGCATCTGCATCATCTTCAGAAAATGTGTCGCCTGCTCAAATTATTGTTAATTCCAAGCCTGCTACTCATCACGTTTCAGGCGAAACAGTTACTCTAACAAAAACTAAACGCACGATGAAGCCCCGTGATCCCAATGCGCCTCCGCGTCAATCGGCATACAATCAATATATGAAAGTCAATCTAGCAGTTGCTAAAGAAAAGGCCCTCGCAAATCTCCCAGAGGGAGTTAAACCAGATCATAAGCTTCTATTCAAGCAAGTTGCATCCGCATGGAAAAACTCAGCTGAAAAGAAATCTAATGATGCTGCTAAATCTAAGAAAGTTGCTGCATAAAATATTAATATTCAATAATATTCAACAATATAATAAATATAATTAATTAATTATATTTATATATCTAGATAGTTTCCAACCATTCAATAAATTCATGTTCATCTTTTGTTTTAATTATACTCATTTGTGTAATATAAAAATCTTGTGGATACATTACTGTTTTAATTGCAAATTTATCATATAAATTTAATAGATATAATGAAATATCGGGTTGATTCAATTTTTTTATACATTTAGTTATTGTAGTTAATATATATCTCAAAAATTCACTTCTAATCTGAAATATATCCATCCTATATAAATAAATTATAATTTATAATTTATTCAATTATATTAATTAATTAATTAGCACCGATACCCACAGCCATAGTTATATGGGGAGCATCCAACGCTATAGCAAGGAGAGCAGCAGCTACCAGTGTAGTACCCACATCCGCCTCCATAATACCCGCAGCCACCTCCATATCCGTAACCACAACCACCGCCGTATCCATATCCACCACCACACATGTTTAGTTTTTTTAAAGGATAAAAAAAATAATTTTTAATCTTAATAATTTATTTTATATTAAATATATCATCTTTTGATAGTGTTCTAACATCGTCACATTTTTTGATGTCTTCTCTTTCGAACCATTCAACGAGATCATATAATGCTCGATCATTCTTAAAATAATCACTAATAGAATCTACGGTACATTCGGGTTCAAATGCAGGAATAACAATATGATTTTCTTTATTAAAATGACTATTATCAGGATTATCGTCAACAAAGAAACAATTTTCTAATGTAATTTCTGGGAACATTTCGTTCAACTTATATAGAGGTTTAGTAAACATTGTTTTATTTAGTATATGACATTTTGAACGAGCAAGGACCTGTGTAGGTATTTGTTCAGTTCTATGAAATATATAATCGCTCACTTTTTCTACATAAAAATCTTGACCTGCAGACCATAATATGATATTATCGAATCTATCAAAACAATACGTTAAAAAATCGATAAGTCCGGGCCTCATTATACCGTAAACAGGTAATTGTTTATTTTTAGGTTCAGCAAATACTTCAAATATATATCTTCTATATCCTAATGTTTTTGGAGATAATTCGATTTCTTTGAAAAATTCTTTTTGTTTGACATCCCATGTATGTAACAAACACTCGTCCATATCTAATACGATAGATTGATTACTTTTCTTGATAGGCGCATCTTTCTTATCACCCATAAACCATTCCCAGAGAGACATTTTTATATATCAAGTCCACTTTATTAAAATAACTTCAGCAATACAATTTTTAAGAGATGATTCTTCCATGTATAATTTAAGTTGTATTTTCTCTTCATTTTTGAAAGGGTAAATAATTTGAGAATATAGAGAAGTATCCGTATGAATTCTCACGGTTGATAAGGGATTTGATGATCCTTCTTTAATTATCATTAATGTCGATCCAGTAGGCGATACATTATTAACAGATGCATAAATACTATAAATTCCAGCTTCCCTAATAAGAATTGTTTTTTCATCCTCTAATTTTACATAATAATTTTCATCATCTGATGTCCATGAAATAGTATCTGTAACGATACTATTATTTTTGAACGACACGACAGAAGGTAAATTTCTATCTACAATTTTTACAATTGGTCGGACCATATCACTATTAGTAGTATTATTATCGGACGGAGGAGTCGATGTTGATACAATAGGATTCTTCATCAATAAAAGAGGATTTAATTGAAGAGTAGGGAAATGTGATCCTTTTGTTTGTGATAATGATGTATCTAATTGTTCTTCAGGAGGTGCCATATTTGCTGGAATTTCTTGATTATCGATATTAGGTTGCATATTATACTGCATGTACTGCATATCTGGGTTCATCATATTCTGAGGCATATTCATCATATTAGGTTGAGGCATTCCTTGCATATTAGGATTCATCATGTTCATATTGGTATTAATCATGTTAGGTTGACCACCCTGCATGTTCTGCATATTCTGCATATTCTGAGGCATATTCATATTGGGATTCATCATATTAGGTTGACTACCCTGCATGTTCTGCATATTTTGAGGCATATTCATATTGGGATTCATCATATTAGGTTGACTACCTTGCATGTTCTGCATATTCTGCATCCCCATATTTGGAGGAGTAGTTGATTGATTGTTAATATTCATAGTATTTACAGTTCTATTAGGAGTTGGAGGTCTATTGGGGACCGGTCGATTATTAATAATATTAGGATTATTATTTCTATTCATTGAATTATTAATTGGTGTCATAATATTATTATTAGGATTATTATTTTGAGGCATTGTTCTATTTGCTTGAGGATTTCCATAAACAAAAGGATTTGATGGAGGTCTGTTCGATGTTGGTCTATTTTGATTCATTAAATTTGTAGAAGGAGGAGGGACGTTCATAGGACTCCCCATCATTTGATTTGAACGTTTTATAGTATTATTCATTTTTTAACCATATTTATATTATTCTTTAGAGGATGAAATAAAAAATAAAGTTAATTTATTTTTTTATAGTTTTTAATTAAAAAAAGAATGTCTCATACTTCTTTCAAAACATTCGAAGATTATCTTGTTCATTTTTCAAATATCAAACGTAATAAAATTGCGAGACCATTATATGTCCCTGTTACAGTAGCTAAAGATATCGCCATTGTTGATGATACTGTTACTATTCAAAATGTAGATGTAGATGAAGATAGTGAGGATGGAACAACTATTCTTACTCTTCAATTTTCAGATGGTACTTCTAAAATTGTTAAACTTCCTAATACATCAAGAGTTGATAATATTGAATCTGCTGTTAATAATACGTCGACTGTTATTGCATCTTATATTCAAACTCAAGCCGAAGCTACCGCTGCTGTTTTATCCCAACTTACTAATGTCGATACACGTGTAACTAAAATTGAAGAAGTTGTTTAATATAAATTTCTATTTCTCTGACCTTGTAGATACTCCAGCCGTTCATCTAATGAAGGTTCTTGAATAAATTTAAAATATTTTAGGATAGCTTCACTAATTGATGTACAATTTGGAGTGAATTTATGCATTAATCCTAAATATTCTGAAATAATGAGTAATGATATATTAATTACTTGAAATACAAATAATGTAATACTCAATGGGTTAAAATAATTATTATTATCTGCCATAATTCTTTAGTATTTAAAATAATACTAAAAAAAATTCAATTAGAGATTTGGTAAACAACCAGCTTCTTCTGGTGTTCGTTTATTGAATCTATTTTTGATAGTAGCAAAACGCTGCTTAGATTTAGATAGGATACTTTTTCTAATTTTAGGTTCATTCCATTCCAAGTATTTCACTCTATCAAATACATACTTCTCTGATTTTACATCATAATATGATTTAATTAGAAGATTAAGATTGTGTGGTAAATGAAGTGCTTTTGTCTTTGATATTTCTTTATAATAATTGAGAAGCCATATACAACATTCAATCGCTATTTCAATATCAAATTCCTTAATTGATGACAGTTGACATATTTCTGTTTTAGCAGCACTTATAAACTCTAATGTTAAAGGAATTAAACGATAATCCATTTTGATTTCCTCATCCAATTCAATGATATGAGTCTCAATAAAAGATTCTATATAAGATATATATTTTTGTAGTAATTTATTTTCATATTCTGAAATTTTAGATTTTTGAGATCTTGATAATTTTAGGAATATAGAATGTTCATTATTACTACTACATGATGCATTAGTTATAGGTGTAATAGCTTCTATATTATTATTAGTTACAATAGGTATATGTTGTATTATATTAGCAGTGTTATTACTAGCAACAGTAGGTATATGTTGTATTATATTAGCAGTGTTGTTACTAGCTACAATAGGTATTTCATTATCCTTTATTTTTTGGAACTGTTCGTTTAATTGTTTTGTCATTTCTTCCAGTTGTTGAAGACGCTCGGTGATTTTGCGATTCTCCATTTTTAATTAATAATCAACAATAATTATTTTATTGTTTTACGATAATTCAATCCCACTACTACACATAGTACAATTACAATAATTACAAAAATTCCAAATATAATCCATATGGTGCTTGTAATTACTTTCTCAGTTTGTGATGGTTCGATTACTTTAGTTATATCTTCCTTATTTACATACACACGTTGAGTATAACTACTAATAATAGACTGTTCAACAATAATTGGTTCGAGCGCATCATCTACTTGTTCAACAATAGGTTCAACTGTCTGTGTTGAATCAGTAATCACAACTGGATTATATACTATAGATTCTTTAATAATACATGGTTTATTTTTTTCTTCGTCTAAATAAGTGAAGAGAGGAGGATAAGTAGTAGTAATTTCTTTTACCCAAATTTTCAATGCATTCTCGATAGTTAAACTATCACTCATATTAATATTAATATTATTATCATCTGTTGGTATTGATTGTAATTTATTTAAATTTTTTTGTATTAATGATAATATAGTTGGTGAGAAAAAAATAGCATCAAATCCATAACCATAGGATGGTGATGCTATATCATATGATGTATTTGGAATATTAATTTTTTTATACTCATCGCATCTATCTTGATATTGTGCTAATTTTACAACATCATATCTTATTAAATAATCTATAATGTAAGATAAATCGGATGGGCTAATAGATGATATAACATTATCTTTTATAATAATCATACCTTTAGATGTATCATCCAATAAAGACATAGATACCCTAAAGCAGTATGTGTCAGGGTCTATAAGTGATATATTAGGATAAGAAACATAAAATATATTAGTTAATCCTGCCATTTGTAAATAATATTTCAATGATTCTTGTTGAACTGAGGACGAGTCCTTTGTTTTCCATAGAAATACTTGAATTGCTGGTGGCATCTTTTTTATAATAATTAATAATTATTTTCCATCCATTCACAAAGATTTTTATGTCCAATATTACAAAGAACAGTGAAAAAAAGTTCACCAAGTAGTCTTCCAAAAACAGTCATGAGAATTATAAACATTCTTGTAGTGAAGCATATGGGATCTGTTGATCTAAGTTGTATAAACATTTCATATATGATTATTGTACCTATAAATAATAATGCCATATGTTGAAATGGTGATAGTATAAACCCTAATAGAAATGCTAGTACTATTTCAGTTGTATGATCATATGTCATCCTTTTTATTTAAAAAAAATAAAAAGTAATCATATATCCCATGATGGAAATTCATCAGTTAAAAAAGTAAGTAATGAATATGGGATACTCGATGGATAATTTTTGATAGTATTAGGGATGATATTGATATATTTATTTTGTACATACTTATTAAATTCCTCTACTTTCTTTGTAGCAGCTGAATTCAATGTTGCATTGGTTATTAATAAAGGTTTCGATTTATATAGCGATGCTATAATATAAACACTGGTGTCTAATAATGATACAGGATTTGTCCAATATGGTAATATTATATCTACTTTATCAAATGTTGACATTAATTTTTTCAATACAGTCATTGAAATAGGATATGATTCTACTTTGATTAGTGTTCCATATGGATGTAATAAATTAACATAATGCTCCCATTCATAAACTGGAGATGTTTGAATTATAAGATGAATCCCTTCAGGATTTGATTCTTTTACAGCTGATATATTATTTTTTGGATCAACTGATAATAATGGAACTAATCTTGATACATCTAAATAAACTTCTTTGTAAGTATTTTTTTTTATATTACTCCATCCAATACTATTTTGTGATCTGTACATTATATATTGAGCCCATCCGATACTTAGATTTTCGGATTTATCATCTCCAATCACTAAAAATGCAAATGGATCCTCGCTAAATAAAGATCGTTTTTCGCCTGGAATTGATCGAATCCATGTATCAACTTCGCATGCTTGGCACATAGATACAGAACAAAAAGGAGTTGGAAGATACACGCCATTACTTATAGGATGAATATAATCTAATGATTCCTTTTCACCTACTTTTTTTTCGAATGACAAAACATCTTCTTGTATTTGTTTCCATTGTTCCATATTATATTTATTTTATAAATAAATATAATATTATTTTTATTGATTATTGATTGTCAAGATTACTAATCAAATTGTATGCATTCTCAATAACTACTTTACTTACATTAAATGTTGTAATAAGGGTTTTCCAATCTGTCGATAGGCCATTTGTATCCATATAATATTTAATAACTGCAGCTGTTAATACAATGAGAGGAATTTTTTGAAGCTTAGGATAATCTGTCCATTTTTTTGATTGTTCAATAATAGATGGGATAGCATCTTCTCTGATACTTAATACTCGTGCATAATGAGGGATAAAATCGACGACTGAACAATCGTTATTTTTCATTCTATAATTAGTGAATGGATACGAGAAATATTTTAATGATTTACTAACACTGCTATTATCCAGATTAACAATTTTAACTATTTCAGATTGAATAGGAACATTCCCCAATTCTAAAAATGCATTATGAATTAAGAAATATAATAGTTGCTTTCTAATTGAAGAACGGCATGTTCCCACTTGTTCTTTTATAAGATCATGAATCTCCAATGCTTTCAATTTAATATTATCAGGAAGTTGATACCCAATCAACTCATCTTTCAATGTCTTAGATCCCACCATTATTATATATTTAAGACTTATTTGTTTTTAAAGTTTTTTCAATTCAGGAAAAAAAAATTGAAAATTAAATAAAATGTAATATAGATAGGTATCTAACATAATGTCATCTAATAAACAATACATTAAAATTCTTACTAAAGATTTAGTACATCGAAATTACCAATGGAAATTCGGATTGAATGAGATAGAGGTATTTAATGACAAAAAGAAATGCACATCAAATGCATTATATGTATGCGAAATTAAGGACTTTTTCAAATGGATCCAATTATATATTAACACATCATATGTAGGATATGTTACAATTCCAGAAGATGCTCAAATAGTTATAATGGAAGATAAAATAAAAACTAATAAAGTTATATTACATGAACCATTAATTACTTTAGTTGATTTTATAAGTATCGCAATTACTAATAATGCAAATATTCATGCTTTGGGTGATTTACCACTTCGTTGGGCATCTGAGTATGGTTATTTAGATGTTGTTGAATGTCTTATTAAGAATGGTGCAGACATACATGCGTTGGATGATAGGGCACTCTATTTAGCATGCGTACATGGGAATTTAGACATCATTGAATATCTTATTAAGAATGGATCAGATATTCATGCTAAGAATGATACGGCGATTGTAAGTGCATCTAGATATGGTCGTTTAGATGTTGTTGAACTTCTTATTAAATATGGAGCAAATATTCATTCTCAACGTGAGATGTCACTTTGGAACGCTGCTACTAATGGTAATTTAACTATGATGGAATGTCTTATTAAACATGGAGTAAATCCTCATATATATGATGATGAAATATTTAGATGGGTATCCAGTAATGGTTGTTTAAAATCTGTTAAATATCTTATAGAGCATGGAGCAGATATTCATGCTAAAAATGATATAGCACTTATAAATGCATCTGCACATGGCCATTTATATATTGTTGAATATCTTATAGAAAATGGAGCAGATATTCATGCTTGTGATGATTATGCATTACGAAAAGCATCTGAATATGGTCAACTCGATATCATTAAATATCTTGTAGAACATGGAGCAAATGCCCATGCTAAGAATGACCAAGCATTAAGAAATGCAGTTAGTATGGGCCATGTTAAAATTGTTGAATATCTTCAACAGATTATATAAAATTGAATTTAATATTATTTATTATAATTAATAAATAATCTGTATAATGGATAATGAATATGATACCCAATGGATCATTCAGGATATAGTATCTGATGAATCCGATATTGAATTGTGTGATATCCATAATAAACCATATACACTTATATGTAAAAATGACAAAGTGTATTGTGAAAAATGTGAATGTGATATATTATCTATGTACGCAATAGATGGTTGGAAAAAACAAACATTATTACAAATGAAAAATTTTGAAGATAAATTAAATAACAAAATTAAAGGATTGAATTGTATAGCCGAATTACTCAATAATCGTGAAATTATAAAACAAATTGACGATATAATTGATACCATCTATGTAGATATTAGCCATATTTACAATTTTAACAAGATCATAAATGATAATGATCTACCAATTTCCAATATAATAAAAAGAAAAAATAAAATATTAAATAGTAATACCATAATTCAAATAGAATTTGATAATGATATTAGTATTATTAATATTATTAATATAATTATCAGTAACGATGCAAATATTCATGCTCACCGACTACGTCGGGTCTTGGCATAGCCAGACCAGAATGGTAGAGCACTTCGTTTAGCATCTAAGGAAGGCCATTTAAATGTTGTTAAATGTCTTGTATCAAATGGAGCAGATATCCATGCTAATGACGATAAATCGCTTTGCACGGCATCTAATAATGGTCATCTAGATGTTGTTGAATATCTTCTATTGAATGGTGCAAATGTTAACGCTAATAGCGATGAATCGCTCCAACATGCGTCATATAAAGGACATTTAGATATTGTTGAATGTCTTATAAATAATGGAGCAGATATACATGCTGAACATGATTATGCGCTTAGATGGTCGTGCGAAAACGGTCATATAGATATTGTTGAATATCTTATAAAGAATGGAGCAGATATCCACGCTAAGAACGATGAAGCACTTAGATGGGCATCTGAAAACGGTCATATAGATATTGTTGAATATCTTATAAAGAATGGAGCAAATATCCACGCTAAGAACGATGAAGCACTTAGATGGGCATCTGAAAACGGTCACTTGGCAGTTGTTGAATATCTTCAACATATAATAAATTAAATATAAATATATATTTAACTATAGTTTGACGAAAACGCACCATCTATTGAGAGATGATAAAACTCGTTCAGGATCTTTGAGAAATTTTTTAGATTGTTGTTTCCATTTATAATATGAAGATTCAAACATATCTGTTTTAATTAGATGATACCCTTCTTTTTTCATTCTATTAATCATTGGTTCCATCATAATCAAATATTCATCTGTTTTCTCTTCTAATACAGTATCATTAATTTTAACAGAAATTGTGTTAGAAAATAAATTATTCTTATCATAATTTTTAATAACAATAGAAAATTGTTGTTGATTATCTAATGTTTTTATTGAAGATACTACTTTATCTCCATCGAAAAAACAGCATATAAAATATCCTCCTTTTTTCAAATTATTATTCATAGAATTTATAAATGTTGTGAATGTATTCTCATTCTTGAAAAAGTAGTGCCATGCAAACATACATGTAACTACATCCATTTTTTTATCATCTAATAGTTTTGGTAAAATATTTGTAGATAAATCCTTAGTGGAAAATTTATAATCTACTGAATGATATGTTTCTTTCAATTCTGTATATCGTTTAATGCATTCTTTGATAGATTTTTCATCTATATCATATCCCCAAACATGCGGTATTGAGCATTCCATCCATTTCAATAAATCTCCTCCTTTTCCACATGCCATATCAAGTAAATTTTCAGCTCCATAGGCATATGTATCTAATAAAACTTTTTTAATATGATTATGATATATCCTCATGGGATAAAAATAACTTTTGGAACGATTCATTATTTATTTTATAATAAGTAATGATATTATTTTAATTATTCAATTGTAATATAGTTCCATTTGGTAGCTAAAACAGATATGAATATAACTAATACAATCAATAATATGAGTACAATGATAGCTATCGCTATTCCATTTATAGTAATAGAATTTGTCACTGTAGACGAATTAGATGATGTTGATGTACTAACTGATGGAGTATTAACCGTTGATGTCGATGTTGGTGATAGTTGGAATGTTGCTGATTTATATGAAAGAAGAGAATCAACAGGAATAAATCCATTTGTTATAGGTTTATAATTAATTCCATTATTCGATGTCAGATAAATAGAAATAGTATTAATCCCCATTGATTTTATTTTGTTAATATCTGATGAAGTGAACGGATTAAATGTATTACTATTAATGAAAAGAATAGCTGACGATTTTGATGAATCCATTTTATTCAACATAGTAAGTGTCAATCCCGATGATGAGTACATACCTACTAAGACAGGAAGAGAACATTTTTCTTTCATCGATGGAGAAGGCATTGCTCCTGCACAAATAACAGAGCAAGATTTATCATCAATATTAGTATTGAGAGAGCATCCCAAGAAATATGCTGCTAGTGTACCAATTTGGAAATTTTTGATAGATGAAAATTCAATTTGTACTAAATTATATAACTGGTTATATTCCTGTGTTCCATATAAAATCCTCACATAACTTAGTACATATTGATAAATAGATTGTGTATCTGGATCTAATTTATCTAATTTATCTGAACTATGAGCTACTAATACTTTTATTTTTTGTTTCATATCTTCTATATTGAATGATGATGCATTACTATCGCTATTATTATCATCACCCATAAACGGAGGCTCTGGGCTATTTAGTCCTTTCAATATTATTGGGGAAGATACTAAAGGTGTTTTGAGAAGAGATGATGTAGATCGATGAATTTTACCTGTTAATCGTGGACTTGATGGTGGCATCTTATTGTTTTTTATTTATTACCAGAAAAAATATTAAGCATTCTACAAACTGTTAATAATTAGCTATTATGATATGTTATAATAAAAAACATCCTTTATTTTCCATTTCATCATAGCATTTTATAAGCATGTCTACATCATCATCTGCGTAATGAGTCTGTTTAATGGGTGAATTGGGATAAAGTATTTTATATAATAATTCCAATTTAGGCCATTTATTCTTATTCATGAATTTAGATGCATATTTCATAGAACAGAATGTTTGTAAAAAAATCCATTCATAATATGACGATTTATTTTGTAATCTTGCTAATTCTGATGCTATAATTGCTTTGTCAAAATCTACATTGTGGCAAATAAGCACTAATGATTTTGAATAATTTGTAATAATGTCTTTTAATTGAGAAAGAACATTTTCAATAGGTATTCCTTCATTTTGACAGATATGATACATATCTTTATTATAATATTTTTCGATAGGAATTGAAGGATGTTTTATATAAAAGGTTTTACTAGTAATTATAGTTTTATCTAATGGATTTCTTAATGTATATGATAATTGAATTAATCTACTACTTTCATAATGATCTAAATTAAGATCTTGTGGATTTTTGGGAAGCTCTTTTACTCTTTTAGATGATGGCAGGCCTGTCGTTTCACAATCTAAAAATAGATGATAAGTAGGATATAATAAATATTTTACTTTTTCTAAGCCTTCAATTGAATTGGAGTAAAATGTGCATTTTTTAGTATTAAGTAGAGATCGTTTACAATGAGCTAATGACGATGTTTCCCAAAATTCATCGATATATTTAAATAATTCATTATTATTATGAATATCTTTAGATTTATCTATTTCTAGAGAATAAGAATAAGTATAAATATTATCATCATCATTACCGTATCCTAGATAATAATTAGATACATGATACGGAGTTATATCATATTGATTTGTATACCATAATGGCATTTCTTCTTCCGAGCAATATTTAGCATATCCTCCATCATCTTCTGAACATGTATAACATACAAATGATTTTATAATATGAATAGGATAAATATAATATCTATCAATTAATGCTTTCCATTGAATAGGGATTTCTATATAGCATACGTGCAATGAATTGGAACTTAAAAAATCATCACATTCATCGATAAAATCGAAACGATATATAAGATGATTCTGATGTTTTTGAGATTGATAGTGGTACGTTGTAGTCATTTTTGTTTATCGAATATATATTTTTATGATATA